ATGAAAGACAAACTACACAAGCGCAATAGCGACTTAAACCAACAGGTTGCTAAATCAACCCGTCCACAGTTGCCAAGAGACGGCAGCAGAGACGGTCAGAACAACACAGACCGGATGCCAGCAGGTTATATCTCTGTTTGGGATTTTGGCAATGGTGAGCAAACTAAACGCAGCCCAACCACAGGTGGCGGCAAAAAGGTGTGCTAAATGGCTAATAACATTCCGTTTCAACCGATGGGTAAAACCACTCGGATAAATGTCACAACGTCGGCAAACACAGTTGCTATTCTGTCTGACAGCCCTGCTAATCAAGTAAGGATTCATAACGGAACTGCGGCTGAAATATTTATTCGTTTAGGCACGGCTAGTACGGATGACGCTGTTATCCCTACGGCTGGAACTCCTGCTTATGGCGTGCTATTGCACAACAATCAAACAGTTATTTTAACTGCGCCTAAACAAGCAGCAAATACAGCGGTGTTGTATGTGTCAGCCATTATTGCTACTGGCACAGGAACTATTTACGTAACTCCGGGTGAGGGCTTGTAATGAGTTGGGCTGACGCACTAAAGGCGATTATTCCGATAGTGGTTGCCAGCCTAGCTTGGCTTCTCGGCGAGGTTGGCTCATTCAATACCAGACTGACCAAGATTGAAGGCCAGATGCCAGCGTTGATTACGCCGCAAGGGGTGCCAACTGACAGTCCGTTAAGTGCAGAGGCTAGGCACAAGCTAAAAGAAGACATTTACAAAGACCTGCATGACCTTCAGGTTCGCATCAAACTAATGGAAGAAAGGGCTAAGAAATGATTCCTATCGTCGGTGCGTTGCTTGGCACACTTGCTGAAAGTGGACTAGGTCTATTGTCTAGTGCTATTCAAGCAAAAGGCAAAGAGGTTGTTGAGAACACGCTTGGCATTAAGATTCCAGACAACCCTACTCCTGCGGATGTTGAAAAACTACGTCAGCTCCAATACGACCATGAAGAACGATTACTAGAACTTGGTATTGAAAAAGCCAAGATGGAACTAGCAGAACTACAACTATTTGCTGACGCTGCTAAGAACGAAGATAACAACGTGTCTACTCGATGGAGTGAAGACATGGCGTCTGACTCTTGGTTATCCAAGAATATTCGACCTATGAGCTTAATTGCTATTTTCTGTGGCTACTTCTTATTTGCCATGATGTCTGCGTTTGGCTACAACGCTAACGAGTCGTATGTTAATTTGCTTGGTCAGTGGGGCATGTTAATAATGGGTGCGTATTTCGGTGGTCGCACGATTGAGAAACTTGCAGAACTGAGAGGTAAAAAATGAGCCTCGCACAAGAACAAGCAGCTTTTCTTTTAGACGCTTGCAAGCTTATTCAGTACGCAACTGAACAAGGCTTTGTGGTTACTGGCGGTGAGTTAGCACGTACTCCAGAGCAACAAGCAATTTACTTTAAAAACGGTCGCTCTAAAACCATGAACAGTATTCATTTAAAGCGTTGTGCAATCGACTTAAACTTCTTCAAAGACGGCAAAATTATTTGGGACAAAGCCATCCTTGCTCCGCTAGGTGCTTATTGGGAATCTTTGTATCCAAAGAACCGTTGGGGCGGCAACTTTAAAAGCCTTGTTGATTGTCCTCACTTTGAGCGCAATGTCTAATACAAAGAAAGGTAATTCGTAATGGATTCTTTAGAAACAAAGTTTACAACCCATGAGGCTGTTTGTGCTGAGCGATGGAGAGAAACTATTCTCCGTATTAAGCGTATAGAAGCTATACTTATTGGCTCTGCAGGAGCAATTATATTACTGCTTATAAACATCGCTTTTATGAAACATCCTTAAAACTTGCCTCTAATAGCTTTCAAGGGTATAATTTTCACAGGCGCAAGCTGCACCAGCTGCTAGTACTTACGGAGTATATAAATGTACACGATGACGTACGAGAGCTTGCTGGAAGACGTTCGCCGCTACCTCGAACGAGGCTTCACTGCCGAGAGCGACGCGATAGTCTATGATCAGCTGCCACGCTTAGTAACTCTGGGAGAGCGTAGAATCTCCCGCGAATTGAAGATAACAGGCTTCATTCGAGCAGTCACGACCCCACTCTCCCCTAGCGTTGCTGTTTACCTTAAACCTGATCGCTGGCGCGACACAGTCTCTATGACTGTTGATGGTCAGCCTATATTTGGTCGGTCTTACGAATACTTACGTTATTATTGGCCAGATGAATCTGAAACTGGAACACCTGAGTTTTACGCAGATTATGATTATCAACATTGGTTGATAGTTCCTACTCCGACTACGGCTCAGACTTTAGAAATTCTATACTACGAGCAACCTCGCTTTTTAGGCGAAGATTTTCAAACGAACTGGGTCACTGAATATGCCCCAGATGCGTTACTTTATGCAACTCTGCTAGAAGCTGCACCGTTTCTTAAAAACGATGAGCGGATACAGACATGGCAAGCTATGTACGATCGTGCTGCACAGGCTCTCAACGGAGAAGACCTTAAACGTATCTTAGATCGTACAGCCACTAGGAGTGAAGCGTGACTATTTACACAGATGTTTTTGGCGGCGCAAACATATATCCAAGCGATGTAAGTTACAGCTCATTAACTTTAACTACAGATGTTATTCTAAGCTGGCCAGAAGAAACTTCTACGTCTACTAACCTAGCTACTAGGATTATAGATGTTAACGCTACTGTGGCTTCTAGAAGTATATTCTTACCGAACGCTTCTCAAGCAGCTAACGGCGAAACGATACTATTTAACAATACCGGCGCAAACACGTTTGTAGTTAAAAACGCTACTGGAACTCAAGTTGTTTCGTTAGATGCAGGGACAGTTTGGCAAGTATATTTAACTGATAATTCTACTGAAGCAGGTTCTTGGGTTGCTTTACAATATGGCGCTGCTGTTTCTGCAGCCAATGCTTCTGCTTTAGCAGGAACGGGTATCATAGCTATCGGCACGCTGCTTTCGCAGTCCATGCCTATTGTGCAATTTAACACAGCTTATAACGCTGGTGCTACAGACAGAGCTAAGATGTATGTTTGGGGAGGTTCTGGTGCAGGTGGTTTAGGCTTACCAAACGCTGCCACAGTTGGAAACAACTGGTTTATGTACCTTAACAATGCCGGTGGTGGTGATGTTACGGTTACGCCTGATGGTATTTGTAACATTGACGGTTTAGCTACAAAAACATACCAACCAGGAAATTCTTCAGTAATCGTCAGCGACGGTACAGATTATTACACTGTAGGTTTTGGTCAATCTGCTATTTTTATTTTTGATTATACAGTGATTGATGTTTCAGGTTCTGGAGACTATACGCTTACTGGGTCTGAGCTTAATAGAATCGTTTATAAATTTACCGGAGTTTTATCGGGTGATTTAGATGTTTTAGTTCCTGATACGGTTCAGCAATACTGGGTAGATAATTCTACAACAGGGGCATACGTTTTAACTGTTCGGTCAACAACTGGTACTGGTCCTGTCGTGAATCAAGGTGCTAGAGCTATTTTATATTGCGACGGAGCTGACGTACTTGACGCAGACACTTCTACAGTAGCTTTCCCTATCAGCATCGCTCAAGGTGGTACAGGGGCTACTTCTGCAGGTAACGCATTGATTAATTTAGGTGGAACCGCAACCGGCATACCTATATTTACGGCAGCTTCTACCGCTGCTGTTTGGTCAAGTTTAGGTCCGATCCCTGTAGTTTCAGGCGGTACATTCTAATGCAAGATACCACTATCGTTTTACGTTCTGAGCCAGGAATTAAACGGGACGGGACTAAATTTGAAGGTAACTTTTACACTGACGGACAGTGGGTTAGATTTCAGCGAGGTTTACCTCGCAAAATAGGAGGCTACCGCTCAATCAGTAAATACTTGACTGAAATAAGTAGAGGTATAACTTCTTTTACGCAACAAAATTTTGTTTATTGTCATTCTGGTAGCTCTTACACGTTGGAACGATTCACTGTGGATGGTTCAGGTAACACGTCTATTATAAGCAATAGAACACCGTCCACATTAGTTAATTCTGATTTGAATCAATGGATGTTTGATTATCAATATGATTCGTCCAGTAGTTTCAATTCTGTCGTTGCTCACGTTGCACCTAATTTAAGCTGTATATGTAATGATGTTGCTGGCCAGATATTTATTGGAGATGTTTTAGATACTACTCCTTTAGTAGAAATAACTTTACCGGCTGGCGCAAATGTTACTGGGGGTATCGTTGTTCTACATCCGTATTTGTTTTATTACGGTACTGACGGTATTATTGGTCATTCTGTTGCCGGAGAACCTACGGATCTAGTAGGAGTCGGTTCTAATATTGCTAGACCGTGGGGACAAAAAATAATTAAAGGTTTGCCTTTACGTGCTGGTGCAGGTTCTGCTCCTGCAGGATTGTTTTGGGCATACGATGCCGTTATACGTGCTACTTTTACTGGCGGTCAAACAACTTTCCAATATGACGTTATAGCTACTGAAACCTCTATAATGTCTGAAAATTCTATCGTAGACTATGATGGAGTTTTCTTTTGGGCTGGTATGGATCGTTTTTTAATGTTTAACGGTGTGGTGCGTGAAGTTCCTAACCAGATGAACCTGAATTACTTTTATGACGGTTTAAACACAAACCAACGGTCTAAAGTTTTTGCATTTAAAGTTCCTCATTTTGGTGAAATATGGTGGTGTTATCCTAGAGGAAACGCTATTGAATGTACTCACGCTATAGTTTATAATGTTAGAGAAAATAGTTGGTACGACACAGAACTACCTAATTTAGGTCGGAGCGCAGGAGTTTATAACAACTCGTTGATGGCTCCTCTTTTAACTGGAGTTGTTCCAACTACAGAAGGTTATCACGTTTGGATTCATGAACGTGGGACAAATGAAATTAATGGGCAGTCTGTAAACCCAATATCATCGTATTTTGAAACTGCAGATTTATCTCAACTGGTGCAGGGTAAAAATGTTTACACTAGGATAACAGGTATAGAGCCTGACTTTATCCAATCTGGTCCGATGACGGTTCAAGTGACGGGTAGAGCAAACGCTCGTGCTCCTGAAGTTTATAGCTCTTTATTTAGTTTCCCTGAGCAGGCAGATTTACCGTATGAGCAGGTTGTTATGCTAAAAGAGCAGCGTAGAGAAATACGGGCTAGATTTAGCTCTAATGCAGTTAATGGTGACTACCAAATGGGTCAAATTATTGGCCATGTGACTACTGGCGATGGAACGATGTTAGGATGACGACTATAACTAGACCGACGTATATGTCTTTGAACGACTGGGCAGACCAGATCATTCTTGACCTTGATGCTTACGGTTCGTTTGGTCGTTTAGATGATGTTACGCAATGGCAAAATTGGGCTGTGCAGTTTTTAAACAATACTGATATAGGTAGAAATCCGCCAAATCCGTTTCAGTACGACAATTGGCAAGATTGGGCAGAGCGTCTCTGTCAATGTTTGACATGATGAGATTTATAGGTTTTGACCGAGAGGACGAAGCCGAAAAATGGGCTAAAGAAATGATTGGCACACCGGATGTTACAGGTTTTTGCCGAGTTATGTCTGCAGTTGATGAAAATGATGAATTTGTATGCGCTGTCGTTTTTACAAATTTTTCATCTAGAAATGTAGACGTAAACATTGTTTTAAAGCCTAAAGGGTTCGATTCACCGAAAGAGTTTTTAGTATTGTTTAATGGTGTTTTTAGTTATATATTCGGTCAGCTAAAAGCTGTTAGAGCAACCGGATTGATTAGAGGTAAAAACATAGCCTCAAAGAATTTTGTAGAACATTTAGGTTTCAAACTAGAAGGTGTAATGCGTAAGTCTTTTGAAGATGACGATTTACACATTTACGGGTTTCTAGCAGAAGAGTATAATACACATACATGGTATAGAGGTAACTTATGAATGAGAACATGATGACAGGCTCTATGCCTATGGATCCTAGAATGGCTCCTCCTACGGGAGATATGCCTATGGATCCTATGATGGGTCGTCCTGATTCACCTCCCATGCAAGGTGGTAGACCTCAGGTTCTAAATAAAGAGACTATTTTAAATATTGCAAATAAAGATGCACGGCTTCAGCAGGGTATTGACGAAATTGAACAACAAATTGCGAATATGCCTGTCTCTTCTGGGGACGTTAAAGAAATCATTAAAATGTTGGAGTTTGTTTTAAACAATCCTGACAAATATGAAGCAGTTAGAGCCGCAGCTATTAAAGACGGGGTGGTCGATGAAGATCAAGTTCCTCCCCAATTTGATAAAATTTTCATCATATCATTGCTTGTTGTTTTATACGGGGTAGAAGAAAGACTTGACGGTCAAGGGTTTGCTCGTGGCGGTTTAGCTGTAGCTAGAAGCTTACAAGCTAAAGGACGTGGTGGCGACACAATGCTAGCCCATATTAACCCTAGGGAAGCTGAAGTGTTGCGTAGGATGGGTGGTTCAGGTACTATCAACCCAAACACAGGACTCTATGAATTTAAAAGTCTTAAGAAACTTATAGGCGCTGCGCTACCTATTGTATTAGCTGTTGCAGTACCAGGAATTGGAACAGCCATCGGTACAGCTTTAGGAGCTGGTACAGGTATTGGCGCAAGTATTTTAGGTGGAGCTGTTTTAAATGCTGGTAGTGCGGCGTTAACTGGAGGCGATGTTGGCCAAGCTGCTTTAATGGGTGGTTTGGGAGGCGGTTTAGGCGGTGTTGTGGGAAGTACAGTCGCTCCTGGCTCAAGCGCAGCTATGCAAAACGTCATAGGTAGCGGTTTAATTGGTGGTGCTTACGGAGCGGCTACGGGTAAAGGTTTCATGGAAGGTGCTACGTCCGGTGCTATAGGCGGGTATCTTGGAGACAAATTCGGAAGCGGCTCTAATGCTTCTATAAACGCTGGAGCTAAAAGTTTTGGAAACGCTTTAACCGCAGGGTATGACCCTAAAACAGCAGCTTTAACAGCTTTAGCTGCCGGAGGAACCCAATACGCTACAAATGCTTATAATGGCACTCAAGATGCGTCTCAAGGTTTGAAAATGAAACCGGCTGAAATGACTGTAGATGGGTTAAAAGCACCTCCAGCTCCTGGCGATCCAGTTAGATTTAGCGGTTTGAGTCAAGCTAACACTGATTTGTATGGAAATCCAAAATTTATAGACACAGGAACTCAAAACGCAAATTACAGTTTAAGTAATACTCCTAATGCTGCAAGATCAATGTCAGGAAACTTTAGTACTGTTCCTTCAGACGGAAGCATTTCAAACAACTTGACGGTTCCTGCAGGTTATAATAACCCAATAGGTTCTTCTATAGGAGCACCGCAGGGTAATAGTGGTCTTTTAGGTGGAAACTATAGTTACGGTGACTTGGCAACGGCAGGACTTCTTGCTAGTTCTTTGTCAAGTTCTCCTCCTCCTGAAGCAGAAAAAGCTATAGACTCTATGTCTGCTGATCAAAAAGAGTATTTTAACAGACCTTCTGTTTCTTGGGATTGGAATAGAATGATGCAGGACGCTAACAGACTAAATTTAAGTTTATCTGATTATATGGCTACAAATTGGAATAAAATAACATCAGGTACTTATAATTCACCTGTTAAAATGGCTAACGGCGGTGTTTTATCTATGATTGGACGATTTGCACAAGGTGCTGGTTCTGGTCGTGAAGACACTATAGACGCTAAACTTTCCGATGGAGAGTATGTTATGGACGCTGAAACAGTAGCGTTACTCGGAGACGGATCTAACAAAGAAGGTGCGCTTCGTTTAGACGCAATGCGGGCACAGCTCCGCAAGCATAAAGGTAAAGAGATGTCTAAAGGTAAATTTAGCGCTAATGCAAAATCACCACTCCAATATTTTAAAGGAGCGATGTAATGGCAAGTACCACTTTATTTCAAGGTAAACCACAAACTGCTACGTCTTATGTTAAGACGTCTACAGAAACTCCAAAGTGGATGCAAGATGCTATTTATAATCAAATACAAGTAGCTACAAACCTTGCCAATAAACCTTATGAAGAATATACTGCTCCTCGGGTAGCAACGCTTACTCCATTGCAGCAGCAAGCTTATAAAGATATTAATGCTAATCAAGGTTTTTGGAAAGACAATTTGGGTAATGCCCAAAAAGATATGTATAGTCTTTCTGGTAAAGGTACAGCTGATGATTTAACTAAAGCTCAATCAGCTTATTTAAGTCCAGATTCAATATCTGAGAATCTTGAAGCGGGTCAAGGTTATTTTGGTCAAGCTGGAAAAATAGATGCGTATGGGGCAGCTTCTCCGTATTTCAAAGATGCTTATGGTAAAGATATAACAGGTGCGGCAGACCCGTATTTCAAAGATGCTTCGGCGCTGAGTCCGTTAACTTCGGCTGGTGGATTTTTAAAGACAGCGGCAGGTACTTCTGTTGCTGATGTTGAAAATTATATGAATCCGTATGAAAGCGGAGTCATGGATGTTTTAGCTAAGCAAGGTGCTCGTAACCTTAAAGAATATACTTTACCTGCTGTTTCTGACGCATTTATTAGAGCTGGGCAATTCGGTAGCGGTAAAATGGGTGAATTTGGTGCTCGTGCTCTTAGAGACACTAATGAAGCAATTGCAAATCAGCAAGCTCAACTAGCCAACCAAGGTTACGGACAAGCTTTGTCTGCGTCACAAGCTGACCTTGCTCGACAAGCTCAACTTGCTGGAACTGCGGGTCAGTTAGCTGGTCAAGAGCAGCAAAACTTGACAAACCTTGGTCAAACTTCTGGTCAGCTTACCGCTCAAGAGCAGCAAAATTTAATTAACTTGGGTCAAAATACTGGTCAGATGAACCTGCAACAACAGCAAAATCTTGCTAATTTAGGTCAAATACAAACATCAGCTGGACAGGCTCAACAACAGTTCGGTTTAAGTGCTGCTCAAGCGGCTCAACAGGCTCAAGCGGCTGACTACCAACGTCAGATGGGTGCGTTAGGTAGTTATGCGCAGATGCAGCAGCAAGAACAAGCTATGCGTAATACTGATGCGGCATCTTTAGAAGCGGCAGGTCAAGCTCAACAAAGAGTTAAACAAGCTGAACTCGACGCAGCTTATCAACAGTTCGCTGATAAACAGAACTACGGTAAACAGCAAGCAGATTGGCTTAGTACTCAAGTGCGAGGTATGGCTCCGATTACTCCTACTTCTCAGACGCAATCTGGTAATACTTCTGGAGCTACATATTCTCCTTCTGGTCTGCAACAATTAGCAACTGCCTTTTACACTGGTAAAGCTCTGTCGAGTATTTAAGGAATAAAAATGGGATACGAACTTGATCAATTGATGAAGCAGTATGGTGTAAGTACTCCTACTAAGGCTACTTATACGGGTGCTGAAGATCCTGGTGTTGCTCCGACTGCGCCTAAAGAAGTTGCTATGGCGGTAGCTCCAGAGGCATTTACTTTAACGGCTCCTGCAGTATATAAAGCTCCAACTAAACCAGTAGAACCTGCTAAGCTAGGAGCAAAAGCTACGGCAGCTCAGAAAACAGCTTACACTACGGCTCTTGATAAATATGCTTTAGATTTAGAAGATTATAATTTAACTAACACTCCAGAAGCTATAGAAAAAGCTAGATATCAAAATGCGTTAGATATAAGCGCGTACAACCAAGCTAAAAGCACATACGACACAGATGTAATTAATTATAATAACGCAATTAAAGCTTATCCTACAGCTTTTAAAACATACCAATCAGACAAAGCTATTTACGATAAAGCTAATACAACGTATTTAGATCTTTTAGATAAATATAAAGTTGATAAAGGTGAGTATGACACTTACGCTGAAAATTATGGGAAAGCTTTTTCTAACCCTGTTGGCGGTTCAATGTACGGTAATCAAGAACAATATTATACCGGAGTTGATCCATTTGTAAAGCAAGATGTTGAAAAAATAAATAATCCTGTTTACCAGTACGGAGCTGGGTCAATAGGTACTGGTCCTAACGGAGAACCGTTAACCATGGTTGGCGGGTATCGTGGGTATTATACTGATAACCCGTCTGTACAAGCTTCTAAACTACCAGGAGGCGCATTAACTGCGCTTAAAACTTATCAGGAAGCAAATCCTAGCCAAAAATTTGTGACATTCTCTCACGGTGGTCCAGTTAAAACTCATTTTTACACAGGTGGTGGAAATGATTTAGACGGTACTCAGTTAGCGGCTGTAGATTTCATAGGTAGAGAAACTAATCCGGCTGAAATTGTAGATGGAAATGATTTTAGAATTACAACTCTTTCTCCTACAGCTAAAGAAATACAACAGATTTATCCGGATGTAAATTTTGACAATTATCCTCGTCCTCAGATGGTGAGTAAGATAGATGATATCCCAATGCTGCCTGACGATAGAGCTATGGAAAGACAAGCTCCTCCTAAGCAAGACATGCTTAGCGCGATGCTTGCAAAATATTCTACTGGAGACACAGACTACGCTTCAGAGATTAGAGATGCTAATAGAAGAGCATCTTCTGAAGCTGACGCTTTTCAGAAAATGTTAGGCAGTGCAATGAAAGGTGGTGACGAAGCACCTAGTAAAGCTGAGATGTATTTTAGGCTCGCGGCAGCTTTTGGTGAACCGACTAAAACTGGACATGCTAGTGAAAGTATAGGTAAAGCTGGTAACGTGATGGCAGACCTGAAGAAAGAAGAGCGGGCAAGTAAAACTCAAAGAAGAAACTTAGGGTTGCAGTTAGGTATTGAAGGTCAGAAGTTGAAGATGCAAACTGCTAAAGATGAAGTGGCATCTTTACGTGCGTTAGCTGGTGAACAAAGCAAAGACAAACGTGCCATAGCTATTGAGATGATGAAAGAATACATAAAATCAGGCGAGCCACAGTCTACTGCTGGAAAACAAGCTAAAGATGAAGGTTTAACTCCTGGCACTCCTGAGTTTCAGAAACGTGTAGAAAAAATTGCTGATCTTAATATTGAAAGACAGATGTCAGCTATTAACGCAGCTTTAGCTAACATGAGCGTAGGAGCAGCTAACTTAGCACTTTCACAAGGTAAATTTAGTTTAGACCAAGCGAAGTTTGAGAATGTTAAAAACCAACAGGGTAAATTGACTCCTGTAGAAGTTAAAATGAAATCTGAAACAGAAGACACTATAGCTGCGGCAGATTCAGCTATGGAAAGTTTAAAGAAAGCGTATGCTTTAAATCCGAATACGTTTGATGCTTCTTTCTTGGATAAAGCGCAGCGTAAACTTCTTGAAGAAACAGGTAATAAAGATCCAAAAGTTTTAGCTACTAGGGAGCAAGAAAACTTGTTGACCAAACAAGTTTTAGCTGGTTTGAAAGCTGCTTTCGGAGGCAACCCGACAGAGGGTGAACGTGATATACTTTTAAGCGTACAAGGTATAGGATCTAAGAGTAAAGAAGAGCGTGCTTTTATCATGAAAGATGCCTTTAAAGTTTTGAAAGCTAGTCGTGAGCGCCAAAACAAACGACTCAATGAAATTACTCAAGGTTTATACCGTGAAACTTCACCTGCTCCTGTCGGAGGGTTAGAGTAATGGCTACTAAAAACTACGGCACAAACCTTGCTCGGGCTGCTCTCGGGCAGGGTTTAGGTATGGGTTGGGGTGATGAAGCTGAAGCATGGTTACGTGCTAAATCAGGTGAGGGTGATTACGAACAAAACCTGAATAAAATACGTAAAGAATACGGTCAGTTTTCTAAAGAAAACCCATACGCTAGTGGGACTGCTGAGTTTGCTGGCGGGTTCGTTCCTGGTGTTGCTGCTATGTTTGTTCCTGGTGGACAAGCTGCCGGTGCTGCTCAAATGCAACGCTCTACGCTTAATGCGCTGGCTAGGTTAGCTGCCACTGGTGTTGCGACCGGCGCTATTTCAGGTGCTGGCTCTGCTGAAGAAGGTGATCGTGGTTCTAATGCTGTTTCAGGCGGTGTTATAGGTGGCACTTTAGGTGTGACTTTACCCGTCGGCATGAGAGCCGGTAAAGGTCTTTATAATTGGGCTAAAGAAAGAATACGTCCGACTGACGCATTAACTCAACAGCGAGCTTTAGAGAAATTTACTGAAGCTTTATCTGATTCAGGAATGTCTCCAAATGATATTAAACGTATCATGCAACGGGACAGAGCTTTAAATATACCTTCAACAATTGCTAACTCAGGAGAAGCAATTACCGACTTAGCAGAAGCAGTTGCTCAGCGGAGCGGTAAAGCGGCTCGTAAAATTGAAAAAGGTATAACTGAACAAAAAGCAGGAATTAGAGAGCGTACATATAAGCAAGCTGCTAAAGGTTTAAAACCAGGAGATTATTATGCCGATGAACAAAGAATGGTTAGCGACCTGCGTAAAAAAGCTGACACTCTTTATGACAAAGCTTATGAACATGGTACGGTCGATGATCCGGTCATTAACGAAGTCTTAAAATCACCATCATTTAAAAACTTCTTTGATAAAGCTAAAGAAATTGCAGATGCGGAAGCTTTAGCTGCTAAAGTTCGAGGTGAAGATCCTTCTAAATACGAACTGCAAAATCTTTATAAAGTTATTAGGGATGACAAATTAAACCCTATAGGTGTTGAAGTTACACAGTTACCGGACGTTCGTACTTTAGACTATATTAAACGGGGTATTGATGCTAGCATCGATGCTGGTTATAAAAGCGCTAAAGGTATGTCAACAGCAGAGGCTACTGCTTTAAAAAAGCTGCGTAAAGGGTATGTTGACCGATTAGACGCTCTTGTACCTGATTATAAAACAGCTAGAGGTTCTTATGCCGGCGACATGGAAGTCATAGACGCTATGCGTAAAGGTATGGATGATTTCGGCGGTATGGATCATGAACAAGTCGCCAGCCTCGTAAAAAATATGAGTGATGCTGAAAAGCAAGCTTTCCGTACAGGTGTTGCTCGAGATCTTTACGGTCGTATTATGAATCCTTCAAGTAATTTCAATGCAGCTCAACGTATTATCGGTGCACCTGAGATGCAAGATAAATTACGTCCTTTGTTTGACAGCCCAAAACAATTTAGAGTATTTAAAAATGCTTTAGAGCGTGAGTCTCAATTGTTCCATCAATCTAATAATATTCTAGCTAACTCTCGTACTGCGAAACGTACAGATATGGGTAAAAAGCTCGAAGAAGGTAACGAGGTAGGTGGATTTATTGCGGATGCAGTCACCGGCGGTTTCTGGAACTCATTGACAAAAACAGCTTTAACTGGTTTACGTAAAACGCAAATGACTGATGCTACTGCTGATAAGTTAGCAGATATGTTGATGGCTAAAGACCCTAGACAAGTTGCGGCAGCTGTAAAAGCTTTAGAGAATCACGCTGCTCAAGCTGCTCCAAAAGCTCTCAAAACTTCAGCTTTAGAAAGAGGAACAGTGACGGGAACTTCAAGCGCAATATTCCCGTCACCGTCAGATAAAGAAACACCTAAACCTATAGAAAGCGATATTGAAACTGATATCGCAGCGCCTAGTTCTGGTCCGAGTATAGAAGACGATATACTTAAAGAGGAATCTCAACAGAGATAATTTCTCCTCACGTATGTGGGTTTACCCCGATTAATTTCGGGGTTCTTTTTCTTCTAACGGCATTTCCGGTTTAGGTATAGGTTTGGCAAATAACCATCTATCACCTAAAATCATAATAGATTTAACCCATTTTTCACGGTTAGCGGAGTTTTGTTCTTCAGTAGCATACTCACTGTTGAACAATTCTTCGCTGCGCGATACAAGCTCTTTTGTAGTAATATGAGGAACTTTTTTAGGTTTCTCAAATATCTTACGAGTTTCTACGTTTTTTGCAGTTTTTATGTTAAGCATAATTCACCTCAAATAACCAGCGTGCCATTAATAGAGCTTCCGCTCTGTCGGTATGCTTCTTTAGATGGATAGGTGCGTTAGGAAACAGCTTTACGGCTAACGCTCTCGATAAATCTTTGTCGCTTGTCAATTTAAAATGCTTTTTCCAAGTGACGGGTGTTACTACGTGCATCTCATAACTACACGCTGCTAAAGCTGATCTGGCGCAGCCGAAGCTGTCACCTAGACTAAAAACACTTGATACTCCTTGTCCTGGCATAGCGTTTACACGTTCTAGAGCTGCGGCGCATTTATCGTCAGCTAGAACATACTCTCTAAGTAACCGAATTAACCCTGCAGGATCAACTTCCCTTTTAACTGTACCCGTACCCTTGATTATAAATGGCATGTCTTCTACGGCTAAGAAAGCGCCATCAGAGAGGAATGCGATAGCGCCATCTAATCCTGGGTCAATGCCAACTGTTATCATAGTACCTCGTAATGTTCACATGCCGCTCTCTGCTGGTCTTGAGTTAGCACCGTTTCGTCTCTGAGACACGTCCAACTACCGTTCTGAGTAGGCGCAGAATTCACGCAAGAACGACATGTTTTTAACGGCTCTTTCTGTTTCAAGCAGACCTCTTTTTGGTCACAAAATTTACACCCGAAAGATGAAGCATCGTCACTTATACCGGCGGGTCTCATTTTTGCTTCTATAAGCTTTATAACTTTCGTTGAAAGTTTCTTTTGCTCAGCACGATCTTCTTTAATGCGCTCTACGTAAAACTGTTCGTTGTCTTTGCAAACAGCAACGTACATACCTCGATTTAAACCCATAAGAGCCATGCTATACTGCATTTGGGAGTAATGCGTAGGTTTGGAGTCCTGAACACCTTTTTTGTTTAACCCGTTAAAACTGTCTTTATTGTGAGTTTTTACTTCCAAAAGATGCGCAACTTCTTCGTTGTCAGGAACACCTTTCATTATACCGTCAACTTTAGTTACAAAGTGTCCGGTGTCGTCTGAACGCTCAAACTGTTTACCGTCTTCATCTCTATCCCAAACTTGAAAACCGGCACGGCGTAAATCGTTGACAATTCTATCTTCTTGAAGATGCCCTGTTTCAAACAATCTCAGTATTCTACCGTCAAATGACGAAGAAGTAAATGAACGCCAGCTGAACCAAACTTTACGTATGCAGTCTTCACCTATGAAAGACGCACCGAGACGACCTAGGTATAACTCAGAATTAGACTTTTCTTGCTTTATACTTTCGTAAATTCTATCTATTACGACCTGCTCTGGGCGAGGTGGCAAAGCTACCATAAATTCTCCTGTTATGTAGGTGTGGGGTCACTAAGCGAAAGGTAAGACTGCTACTATGAAAACCTAGCCCCCACTGCCGGTGTTTTACACCACCTCCGGCTGGGTGTCGCTGCTGCCTACTTAATCCCAAGGATTCCCTGTTTTAGCCGCTGCGGGAGCTGGCTTAGGCGCTGCTTTAGAGGCAGCTTTTGGAGCAGACTCTGCGGCACCAGACAGGAAGGTTTTAATACGGTTACTATCTGAATAACCACCTGTACCTTTTTCAATTCCAACAGAAGCTAAAAAAGGTTTATCAAGCAGCTTGTCGGTGTCTTCTGCATCTGCCTTACCACAAGCTGCAGCCCAAGCAATCAACTGCTGACGCCCGATGCTCTGAGCTTTTTCACTTGGGTTATTGTGGTTGAAATTCTGCCATATCAAACGATTAGCGTAGTCACCTTTAACTACTTCAAACTTGACCTTAATATAAGATCCGTCACCTTTACTGGTGGTTTTTTCTTCAGCTTCCACTGCTTTAAGGGTGTATTCTCCCTCAGGAATAGGATCATAAGAAACAGGAGCTGATGATATTTCCACATCAGACACATCAAAACCGAATTTAGCCATGGTAATCTCCTTAGTTGGCAATTGGAATAAGTTTAGCTACGTTTTCCATAGTCATCTCGACTTCATCTGGGCATGTGTAACGATTCTTTGCAGCATACGCCGGATTCTCTACGAAATGTAATAGTCGCTCACCAGTTGTAACACCACGATTCTTTGTGTTGTTGAAGCCGGTGTCTGCCTTACGGATGATGACTTTAAAAGCAGCGAACGCTAAAACGTCTGCCCATTCCATCAACAACGCATTGCAACGATTAGGTAACTTAGGTTGGTACCGATCATAAGGTTCTGTCCTTGGATCTTCAAAACGTATAACTGCTGAATGCGCAATCAATACAACATTCATGTTACGTTTATAACGCAAGACGTCTAAACCTTGCAGAATTTCACGAAACTCTTCAGCTACTAACATTTGACCTTTGCCGTAGGCAAGATCTTTAGCTTCATGCGAGCTTTCTACGTTCTGCATAATCAACGGTTCAACCAGCCAATCAACTGAGTCGATTACAACTGTTTTGTACTCGTGATCCTCTTTGATGAGCGTTTTAATGCTCTCAACTACGTCGGTAACTGAAACAGCTCTAGGGAAGCTAGTCACGTCCAATGAATCTAAACCGTCTTCGGTGCTAATGAAGATTGGTTTAGGGAATTGACTCGCCAACGTAGATTTACCGATACCATGTCCTCCGTAGATGCAAATACGGGGTGGTATTTCCTGCTTGCCTTTTCTGAGGCTTTTTTGCCAGTCTGACATTTTGTTTCTCCTTTCTGAAGTTTGGCGGTTAGTCGTCCGCACTGATAAAACCTGCAAACTCATCGTTGTTGAGTATACCGAAATCCCAACGCTGAGCAGTATATTGAAATTGATTCCTATCCCAGCTTAACACATTTATTATTGCATGATATTCAGTTATCACTGACATAGCTACTGCGCAAAGCGTAGGATCACCTATTATCAAAAGATAATCTCCTTGCTGCCAATCTTTAAGTTCCCTACGAGCCTTATTCAATAACTGATTAGTATCGTAAGGCTTACGAGGATTAGCAAATATAGCACGTAGCTTCCCATATTTTTTAGCGTCTGATAAATCTTTATTATTGTCAACTTGCACCACGTATACTGTTCTTTCGTTACCCTGTTCCATTTTTCTTCTTCCTAGGTTGTTTTGGGGGAGGAGCAACTAAAGCCAACTGCTCCGCTGTTAAATACTCCTTGCAACCTACAGCTATAGCTATCTTAATTGCTTCTTTGATATACCACGTATAGTCTAAATCTTTCGGATGTATAACTTTGTCTTTCAAAATCATGCACGCTTTCGCACCATCCGTTTTTGGAACCTTGTTTCCGTTGGAAACGTATCTAATAGGATCCACTTCACCATCGCTAGATTGGTACCAACGAACGACTTTGCCAAGGAATTTGCCAAACTGCTGCCCACCTCCGGTGACATTCCGTGCCGAGATAAAATCTTGAAACGGAGCACTGCGTATAGTCTCCTCAAATGGCGTACCGACCGCGAGCCACTGCCCGACTGCATCTGAAGCGACCTGCGCTGTGGGGTTCTTCCGCAACGATAACGGCGCATATATACCTTTCACTTTGAGACTGCGATCCGGTTTAATTGCTATGTAGTTATTTACGTCTTTCATAGCTAACGCTCTATATGGCGTAAATTCAAACTCAAATCGCGAAGTTTCACTAAACTTAGCTACAACCCTCTGAATGGTTTCATGCTGCGATTTAGAGTAGCGAATCGCTATGCCGTCGGTGTTAGCAGATAAAGTTATAGCACCTGCTTTCTCCAACCATTCAATCAGCATTAAAAGTGTAAACTGGCCAGTTAGCGTTACCGCTAACATCAGATCAGGGGAATAGAGAACTGAGTATTTGCTGGCCAGTTTACCGAAAGTGCCATTTAACGAAATCTTTAGAGTTTCGTTAATTACCTTGTCGCCGGTTCGTTTTGCCTCGAGCCGTTTGTTATAAATATTTCTGTACTCATCGATAAACGGTTTCCCGAGCGACTTGGGGATAAAACCACATTCAAGGATAATCGAGGGGTAGAATGAGGCAGCATCGATATCGCAGATGATGTCGTCACCAGCGATGTAGCAGATTGATTTGTCGTGTACACTATGTATTCCTCCAACTCCAAGTTGATATTCACCTACACCGAATTTTATTGTAGTTCCACCCAAAAAATCTGGCAGTATGACGTGCCCTGTGTTTTTATTCATATCAAACACATGCACAGAGACCTTATCCAATAAACCTTGTAACTCGGGATCCATAAACTTCAGAAACTGAGGCGGTATGTATCTTACGGTATTCGGTACTTCATTATCCCTACGCTCAAGCTTCATAGACGTTACGTAAGCTTGTTCAGCCATCTGAGAATCAGACTTACTACGCATGTCAGTTTTATACTGCTTTGACATGTCTACTCGCAGCATAATCTCTTTTTCAAGATGACGTAACAACTCTTGCGTAGTGTCTACGTCGTTATGACAATACTCAAGCACCAAAGGTTCCTGCTCTGGTGTTATATACGCATCATGAGCTATCGGCATGTCTTGCAGTATAGGCATATGCATACGTGCTCCGTAAGCTTTTAAACCTACGAACGACGGAGCCACCTCAATAATGTCTATAGTGTCTATCATTACGTCCCTGAGACTGAACTTACGCATTGCCTGCCAGTATGCCACACGATTAACGATCAAGTCATCGGCTATACGCTTGATTTCCAACGAGGTGCGCCCACCACAAAACGCAGCAACCACTACGTTGTCAAACGAACGACTGTTAAAACCTACGAACGTAGCATCAGGTTGCTGTACAAATTTCAATAGTCTCTCCGCTGAGTTTTCCTCATGCTGCCAGAGATCGAACCACTCGCCCGTGTCTACGTTTTTAGCGCAGAATAACGTGCGGTTAGGTAAGGTCTCAGTATCGAACACAAATGTAGCCATCAGTCCTGATTAACGTAATTTCTAGTAGGTTCAGAGCCATCATCGGGTAACCCTAATCCTGGCGAGCTGACTATCTCAATATACTTCTCAAGGAAATGCTGAGCTTTTAAAAGGTCAGGTAAACCGTTTTTATTTTTCCAACGGGTTACATACTTAGTGATTTGACCTTGGAAATAATCAAGATCGTTAGCTACTACGTAGTCCCAATGTTGAATACCTGAGCGGTAATGTGAACCTGCAACCTGCTTATCATTTGCACTCACTAGCCATCTCCTTAATTAAATTAAACAATTCTTTTTCACGTCCGTACAGCATCGTTTCCTCAGCGTAAGCAACATAACGATTGAATATACTTCTCATGTTACTGTTACCTAAAGACATTTCTTTTATGCAAAACAACGCGCCTTGTGCTACGTCTGCTAACTTTAAAGTTCTTGTGTCGTCAGGGTAAAGTTGGGGCATACCTAAACCGGCTTCTCTAAGTAACTTGTCCTCAAGCTCGCTAACCTGATCACCGATGCCGTATTTATGCTTTGCAGGAGAAGGAATGTCGCCAGTTTGATGCTCTGCTAAATCATGCAGAAGAGCAGCCAGTATCAGTCCTCGACTCGGGTTAGGATCAAGAAGCATACACAGCAAAGCAACACCATGCGAATGATGGCCAACGGTCTCAGTCATGAGCGTAGTCACCGTGTGGTATCGCTTTACAGCAGCACCGGCTAAAATGAATTCAAGGGTAGTTTTCATGCGTTCTCCAGTTATGAGTTATGCAAAGAATTATAGGTTAAAAATAGCATTAGTTGATTGTATTTTCAAATCAAGATTAAACTTTTGATTGCTTTTTAGCTTCTCTATTGCTTATCCATAGAAGCGTAGCATTTTTCCAATCAGACGCTTTTATCTTTGCAGCGTAACCTTTTCCGTCTGTAACTTTACCTCTACGCATTGCGCTGACTGTAGCCATAGGTACAGCCACACCTTGAAAGAACGGATGCCGGTAAACAACCTTATCATTGAACGGCTTCGTGCAAAACTCTTCTGCATCCCACAAAAAACTCTGGTAGTGCCCGTCTAACATGAGTGGTAGAGGTTTAACTAGGCAGTTAGTATAATGGTCGTATATATTATCATTCGGAGGAGTATTTATATATTTTTCAGCATCGTACAGTTCCGTGTACAAATGTAAATTATTGCTAATTTGACGGTACACGCCAACCTGCATACCAACGGAGGTAGCTACGAACTCTTGCAGTACGCTGAAATGCACAGCATTTGCACCGTAGGCTCCCCACCAGATATCGTTAGACCTGTTAAACACTGTCATGTCTAGAAAGAAACCTCCGCGAATACTGAACACAATCTGCGTGTTGCAAGCTTTGTCTTTAGTTTCCTTCGTTAAATCTTTATCGTCCCACATCTGAATCACAGCTTGCCGAGACCTAGGATCTTTACGTAAAAGATTTATAACTTCGATGAGTTGATCGTGTCCGAAATGCTTACGCCAGCGATGTCCGTAGGCAGCGTTGAACACTTCTCCGTCGTCACTGTACTGTTCGATCTGACGATTGAATTGTTCCAAGAATGCAACATCATTGCGTCCTGCAAGCATCCATATCGCTTCCATGAGGTGAAAAATAGGATTGGCGTCTCGTCCGGCATGGAATAATACCCTCTCTGTAGGTTTCAAATACGTTGTAGTTACAGGCTCTGGAAACACCAACGCTGGTCCGTTGCGGGTCTCCTCAGGTTGTAAGTTGGCTACTCTAAGCTTCCAGAATATTTCAGAGAAAGCTTGATTGACATTACGTACAGTTATTTCCATTTAGAACTCCATCTCTGGTTTATATAATGTTTTTGGTACACCTTCACTTAACACAACTCGGCAGTATTTACCATACTCACACATTACGTTCTGCACATCGTGTAAAGTTAAATCAGTTATGCGTAACTCTTCTGCTATGTCTTTATTTATGTCGTACAGTATTTGATTGAAATCATCTTGCTGCCAACCGGCAAAAGGTTTTCTATTTTGCAAATAGTTTAACCCTCGCATGCTCCCTGGTCCCATGGGTGCGAAAGTGTATAAGTCCTCCGCATCGTCAAGGTGACCTTTTGCGTATGAAAGATCGGACGCAACCTGCCCTGCCATAAACGTGCTGATTCCATAGCATTTAGATAACGTATCGACAAAGCTTTGAACCGACTTACCTTCATTTTCCTTCCATAGTGAGAAGTATATCTCTTCAGATGCCTCGATAGCAGCGCTAATAATATGTTTCGCAAGTGAATACGATTTGCATTTACCGACATCCAACTTGGTCGGGTAAACCATATACGCTCCACCGTAAACTTTTGTCGATTCTTTTTTGAAATTCTCAATGGTTTTAGAGAACGCTTTACCATCAAAATCCTCTGGGGAACATGGAATAATATCTTCATATAGAAGCTTCTCAAGGGTCGGTGGCCAGTTAACTAATCTTGCAATTAATAAAGAGAACCAAAGATTTTTATCTTTGAGATTCAAATTGATTATTTCTTTTATTATCCATTTTGACACCCTATCGTGCCTACGATGTATATTAGTAAACTTGTATTTTTCAAACACAGGGTCATTAGTCCATGGTTTGTCACCACCTCGCTCTTTTACAATCCTAATGACTTCTCTTTCCCACACGAAATAAAGCAGTGACTCCATCGTGCAGACATTTTCAGCAGTCGGTCTAGGGTATGGGCAGGTCTCAACCATTCTCAGCCTCTTTAAAATATCCTACTACTCCAGTTATAGGGTCTTGCCAATCTAACCAGCGAACATCGTAACCACCGGCTTCAGTTAAAAGTTCTGCGCTACGGTGACATTGTTTGTACGCCATACGCATAGTCTTTTCTGGGTCAAATTCTTTATCGTTACCGGCGGCTTGGCGACGAGCTAAAACTCTCTCAAGGCACACTTCCCATGGTGTGTCTAAAAACGCAAAGATACCATTGTGATCTCTAATAATAGGTGCTGTATGTCCTTTGTCACTAGACTTAGACATCAACAAACCTTCCACAATTACGTGCCCATACGGTAAAGCTTTCACAATACGCTCTGCTATTTCTTCCTGAGTTTTTATTCCGTCAGCTCCACCGCAGGTGTTTTCATAACTACCTACTATGAATACAGGAGCCTGAATACCCCAATTGTTTGCGTCTACCTGATACCCTACAGGTCGGTCTGGTTTACCTCCTAACGCACGTTTCGGTAGTTTCTCTAAAAACCTACGCACAATTGTAGTTTTGCCCGAACCATTACAGCCACGAATATTGACTAATTGATGCATAAGAAATGTTCTCCTCTATACGGGAAACCAGTCTCAGGAAATATTGCTGCTTTCTGCTTCCAAGTCAGATTGTTAGTTTCGCATTCTTGACGCAACCAGTCTGGTAACTTAGCAGCTCGCATCTCTTTAAAAATATCACAGTTTATATTACGTGACTCTGCCCACTCAATACGCTCCCATGCCATGTCAGCATACACACCAGGATACCGACGACCGAAGAAATGGTTCTTGAACGTACACAAGTTAGACTCAAAAGTAAACTTGCTAACACCCCAGTGAGGATATTTCTTTGTGTAAAACTTTTCTAAATACTCGTCTGCTTGAATAGTCAACCAGCTACATATCTTTTTGAAATCTAGGTACTCACCATCCTGCCCGTTAGGCAACCTTCTATCCCATACTAAGTCGTCTCTACCTAACAAAAAGAACATACCGTTACGATGCGACTTGCTACCTGACTTATTTTCAAATATAAGGTCTTCACAGTCTGCACCGAATCCGTTTAAATAGACGTACTCAAGATAACTGAAAGACGACAACCTTCCGAAAGAACGGTAATTGTTATACACCATGTCCCATAAAGCAGCGTAATTTCTACCTTGGAACATTTTAGTTTGTGAGCCAAACTGTTTAACTAATTCAGCATAAGCTTTAATTGCTAATACGGTGTCTCGTTTCTGATACCGGCGGTCTGTGTCAAACTGCAAAGTGTCCCAATTATCGTTGAACCATGCGTCAAACTGAGTCAGCTTCGCTCCGACAGGAGGAAGCTCAGGCAGCTGCTCAAATAGACGCAACGACGTGATAGGGTTCTGCGTCATACCGTTCAAGAACGCAAACCAGAGTATCTGCTCACCATCCCAGTTATAATGCTTAGACAACATAGGCATGTAAAGATACACGAGTCCTGGCATGACGCCGTTCTTCAAATTCATGACGTACAGATCGTCAAAATACTCTGCCCTGTTTTCAGGTAGACGATAATCAAGCATCGTATTTCCTCGTATAAAATGGTTCAATGATTTTAGAGTTAGGCGCACTGCCTACAATCCAAAAACCCACGTGTTCTTTTTCAAACAGGCTAGTCTGCTTTAGCCAGCGCCACATTTTAGCTTCATACGTCGGGTGGAACTTTATACCGTCAAACTCTTCCCCGTTAAACTTATCGCTGTACTTGCTGAAACCGGTGTCGTGCAAACTATGATGACGTATTTTGAACGGTAGTTTGTCCATGTCAACACCCATAACTTTTAGACGCTCACGCACCCAGCTACGCTTGTCTGGTCCGATACCAATAGTGAACAAGGTTTCTAAGTTTTTACTATCCCTGCTTAAACCAAGTAAAACGCTGGTCAGGGAGTTGCAAGAACCTGCAGGCATGATTAGCGTCTCTACGTCATTAGGCATGTTAGAGACCTGATTAGCGCCCACCTCGTGGAACTTCTGCACGTACTCTGCAGGGTAACGGTCATGCGGCACGGTGATGCCGTATTCAACCACTAACGAAGTTGGCTTAGTCAAATCTTGAACCATACGCTGCAATATAGGATTATATGGTCCGTTAGCATATTCAAACTCTGCACCGAATCCGTAAGCAATTCTTGGGTTTTCGTGTTTCAGAACTGTCTCTGGTTTGCTGTAAACAATTTGGCGAGCTTTGAGGTTGTAATGTGCTCCAACAATCGCAGACATCGACAACTGAGGCGACTGAATACTCGCTCCGGTCACTATGTGAGTACGGTTGGTCTTGAACTTGTTTACGTACCATATCAACTGCCTCATCTTAGATCCGTTCGGACCACCGTAACCGAGAGGTGCAAAGTAATCTTCACGCTTGAACCAGATACCTTTATGGTTTTCCCATGGGGTATGAACACCTAAATGTTCTTCCCACCGGACTTGGTTTCTATCAAGAGACAGTTCAGGAAACACTGTGTCACTCATCCGAATATCTCCTTCAACTTATCGTATAATGCTTTAGCTTCTTTAACAGTCAACGTGTCTATGTTGACCTCTATCTGTTTGACCGGCTCAGGCACAATGACTGTAACTTCCTGAGTCTTTTGAACAGGCGGTAACATTTCATACCTATCGCCAACAGCTCGGTAAACCTTTATACTGCGTCTACCCACGCCACGTTTTTCCAACTCGATGTAACTGGTCAACATTTTACGGGAACTCATGAAATTAACGGCTACATATACCTGAGCCTGTTGAACATTCAAAGCTAACGCTATATCCTTAGCTGACTTGTCGGGATGGTCTTTCAGGTACATCCATACTCTTTTGTTGACTGAAACGGCTAGACCTGATTTCTTCAATTGTTCTGCGATTTTCGTCATGTTGACTCCAAAAATAAAAAGTTATACCTACTACACCTATAAACATACCCAAGGCTGTCAAGAATCCTGCAGCCCAAACTAACATTACGAAGGTTTCCATTTCTTGTACTCCGAAAAACTAGCTCTTTGTGAACAGGGTTTGCACAACCACCGGCGATAACGATGCCTTATAATGCGCATTTCACCACCGTCCAACGGCTTAAACATATTGCAAGTAGAACAATATTTACGGTCATGCAGAGTGTGTGTTGTCATCTTCATCTTTCTTTTCTACTTGTCGTTTACGCCAAACAGATTTCTTCTTACGGTTTTCATTTCGCATACGCTCGCGGATCTCTTCAAGACGATCTTCACGCTCGTTATACTCTTCTTCCATATTTCGAAACCAGTTAGCGTCACGCATTATGCAAAGTTCCATCCCAAAGTAAATAACCTGTAAACGAGTTTACAGAACACACCAGTGCCGACAATCAAGCACAACCAGCTTATAATCCAAAGCACAACTTTAAGTGCTAAGGCGAGTTTTTCCAAATTCATTTTATATCCTTTATTTGAATTTTCCAAGTCTAGATACGGGGATAAGGTTCTGAACTAAAACATGATCTGGTCCGTCCCCGTTCGTCCACTTTACTGCAGCAATCATTCCATCCAGTCTATAAACAAAACCGCGCAGATGAGAAATATTACTGCCAAAACTATGTCTCCCAGTATTAGGCTTAATGGCCACATGTTCACCGATCCTCATCATAACCTTCCATTTCTTCTTTAATCTTCTCTTCAATGTAATCGTTCTCACGCTCAGTCAAAACAGACTCAACCTCATGAGCCAGCGTGCCGTCCATGTTAAGAAGCTCCCATTCCAACTCAGTATACCCGTGGTAGTCTACATCACTATCTTTGCAATAACGGTCGGGTTTTTGGTGATGATAATGCGTCACACCGGCGATGTACTTAGTGTCCTCATCGCCCAGTTCAACTATGATTTCTGCTTTATATTTCATAGGATGGCACCTCAAGAGTGACTCTGAAGCCGAGCGCACGAATAGAATTCAAAGCGGCTCTGGTGAGAGTTTTTGTACCGGCGAGTTTAGCAAACTCTTCTGCAAGGACGCAGACAGGGTACACGGTCGCTTGACCGTAGACGTCTTTAACTTTTACGATGATTTCAGGTTGATTCATAATGATTCTCCAGTTATTAAGTTATTGAGTTAAAATTAATACGTGTAAAAACCTTTAGCGCCACAGAAACCGAGGTAACCACCAGTGCTGCTTGAGCGTTGAATCAACTCGCTCATGTTGATACCACCTACCCAGCGACCCCACGCTTCATTGTAAAACACAACGTACTGAGCGGGACGAGCTTCAACACCTGGTGTTTTGCTGAAATAATTAGCAGCGTCTTGTGCCATCTTAGCGGTAGCTTTTTCAGCGGCAGCTTCTGAGGCATAATTCTTGCAAGGGTTTTTGTTTGTAGTGCGATATTCTTCGATGCGGGCGGTGAGCGAGGCGATGATGTTCATAGTGAGGCTCCTAGTTATAAGTTATACAACGGGTCGTGCTATGGACTGAACTATGGAGACGTTCTGGAAAAAAGGCAAATTGTATTTTTGAATCAATTTTAGAAAGTTGATTGCTTTTTCCAATTTTGACATTTCTACATTTGTCAGGCATAATTGGGGATCTTTAATTTATAACTTATAACTGTGAAACTTCGTCCTTATCAGCTAGATGCCTATCAACGTGCTCTACATCACCTAGAGTCCGGTGATAACCCTGTGCTGCAATTAGCTACAGGTACGGGTAAATCTCTCATCATCGCCGCTATAGCGTCTCACTATGAGAAAAAACAGCTTAACGTCTGGATCCTGACCCACGTTCAACAGCTCGTCGGGCAGAACGCTATAGCGTATAGAAAGTTTACCGGCGACAGTCCTGGCATAGTCTGCTCAGGAATGGGTATGGCTAACTATGAGAACCGTGTTACCTTCGCTACAGTTCAAAGCATACGTAAACCGGCTATAGATAAGCTCATAGCTGACCCAGACCTCATCATAATTGATGAAGCGCATAGGGTGCCTCACGGTAATGATCAAGCTATAATGTATAGTGAGATCTTTTTAAAATACCCTAATGCAAAACGTCTAGGTATGACTGCTACTCCATGGCGAATGGACAACGGTCTCATATACGGAGATAAGAACCATTTTATATTCAACACTCTCGCTTATGCTTACCCTGTACTCAAAGCAGTGGAAGAAGGTTATCTTTCTCCTTTAGTCGGTGTTGAAACAGAATACCAATTAGATTTAGAAAAAGCAGACGTTAACAACGGTGACTTCTCTCAGCTAGACGTTGAAGAGCTTGCTACTGAAAAATGGCTTAGGGTTGTAGCTGATTCTATTCACAGTTTAGCCCACAACCGTAAGCATATTGCTGTGTACTGCCCAACTATAAAGTCAGCTATGAAGACTGCTGACATGATACGTGAAACTACAGGTTGGACAGTTGACGTTATGACAGGCGGTACGAGTAAGCAACATAGAGATGAAATTTTATTGGACATGTACGCAGGCAGCTTACGGGTGCTCTGCTCAGTTGATACAATTACTACTGGCTTTGACTTTCCTCCACTAGATTGCATAGTGTGTCTAAGACCTACTCTATCCTCCTCTCTGTGGGTTCAAATACAAGGTCGGGGTACACGCCTACACAAAGACAAAAAGAACTGCCTCGTGCTGGATTACGTCGGTAACTACCAGCGTCTGGGCGGTGTTGACATGCTTGACAGTTACGTGCGTGAAGTTAATCTTGACGTAGTTGAACAAGTACCGGCTGCTGAAATTAGAAAGCCATACGTTAAAAAGACTCGCAAATTATTGCCAGGAGTCCGCAACTTAGTGCCAGTTGACCCTATGACGGGCAGGGAAGTTATTGACGGTAGCTGCCTCACGTTGACGGTTAACTCAGCTTCAGCTGTGCCGATTAAAACTAAAAGTCATTCCAAGCAAGTGCTGCTTGTTCAATACGCTTGCACTACAGTTGACAACGTGAGGATAGATGCCTCTACGTTTGTACACACTGAGACGCCTAGAGGAGTTGACCAAACATTTTTCAAAAATAGACATTTGGCGGTATACTTACCTTCCCCTGCGGCAAAAGTAATCTGGCAGGTACGTAACAGTATATCACCTCAACAGGTTATCGCTCGTAAGTCTGGGCGGTATTGGAATGTAATCGAAGAACTTTTCTAACTCGGAGAAAAAATATAATGACCGATATATTGAGAAGGAGCCGATTCAAAGAGGAACGCTCACTGTTGCCGCACCAACGGCAATACATTGAGATATACCTTGAGAAGAGTGTTCCTGAAAAACATAAATTAGCAACCCAAAGATCGCTGCTCGGTCAAGTGCCTCGCAGTGTGGCTATCCGTGTCAAATGTCTGCAGTGTTGCAGCTATGACCGAGAAGAGATAACACACTGTACTGTTCTGTCTTGTGCGTTACACGCAGTAAGACCGTATCAGAATAAGAACGCACCTGACGAGGAGACCGATGGTGGTGAAACAGACGAATAAATTCGGTCTCGTTGACAAAGCTCCAACAACTTTAGATTATGCGCTTGCGTACTCTAAGTTGGGTTGGTACGTGTTGCCTGTCTGGTCAGTTGATGACAACGGACAGTGCCGCTGTGGTTTGCCGAATGACGCTTCCGGTCACAAAGCTGGTAAGCATCCTCAAGCTAACCTCGTACCCCATGGGCATCAAGACTCAACAGTAGACGAACAAACAATACGCAACTGGTGGGCAGAAGATCCTGACGCAGGTATAGGAATATCCCTCTCTACGTCCGGACTAATCGCCCTAGACATAGACCCACAGAACGGCGGTCGGGAGTCTCTAGCTACTTTAGAGGCAGAACACGGCGTGTTACATTCCGACTGTACTGCCATAACTCAAGGTGGCGGTGAACATCGCCTGTTTATAGCTGACCCAGAGTTATCATTCCCTGGTTCTCTCGGTGCAGGATTAGACCTGAAACACAACGGTTATATCTGTGTAGCTCCCTCACTCGGACCACACGGTGTTTATAGATGGGAAGCCGGTCGCTCTCCGCTGTCTCAATCTAAACCGGCTAGACCTTCTCCTTTACCTTCGCTCATAGCTGGCAAGGCACGCACTACAGTCGATTATAGCCTGACTGAACGTGGAGGTATACCTGTAGCGACTGCCCAGACGTTTGATGATCTACGCTCTGCGTTACGTCACGTTGACGCTGATGATTATACTACATGGGTCAACGTCGGTATGGTGCTTAAATCATACGGCGAGAACGGATACAAAGTCTGGACAGAATGGTCATCCCGCAGCTCTAAGTTTGATGCAAGTGCCCAACGTCGCAAGTGGGAAAGAGACTTAGACCAAGCCCACAGCATTACATACCGCTCAATCTTTAGAATGGCGATTGATAACGGTTGGGCAGGGAATAACAAAACTATCGCCAATGACAATCAAGCTCACCCTCTCAGTCTCAAACGCTCAACTCACTCTGGTGCATCTTCTGTTACCGTCTTTGAATACGTTTACGATGACTTTATGTCAACTGGTGTCAACGTGGTAGCTGGTGCTCCTGGTGTAGGTAAGACAACTCTCATAGTGCCGATGGCTCTAGCTACCGCTCACTTGTGCCCAACTGACTACGCTCTGCGTCCCTCTGTACGGCGTAACGTAATCATCATAACTGAGTCTGTAGTTCAAGTGCAGCGAGTCATTTACTCATTGTACTCATGGGGTTATACGGGCATGGGCACTGCTGACTTTGACTCACGGGTTAGAGTTATAGCCGCACAACGCTTAGACCCTAAGATAGTCTCGCAGGTAGCAGATGAATACAAAGAGTGGACAGTTGACAACAAGAAAGCTGACGGTGAAATGTACTCTGCTTTACCGCTCGTAATATTTGACACCGCCAACGCTGTGTTTGATTTAGAAAACGAGAACGACAACGCAGAGGTCGGTCGGGCAATGGCTTACATAAAGCAATCCTTCTCAGCTTTCCCAATCATCATCGTCAGTCACACTTCCAAAACACACGGTATGGGTGAATCTGACCTGCTCTCACCTCGCGGTGCGTCTGCTTGGACAGGTGACGCTCAAGGTGTTTACACAGTGTTTAAAGACGGTGAAGACAACGATGCCCCACGTGTGTTAAAGGCTCTAAAGATCAGGTTTCCTGTTGCCTTCCATGAGCTGACATTCGACCTTATTCAAAACAAAGAGACGCACAAAGATGTGTTAGGTTACGACAAAGAGATCTGGTTCTCTCACTCAGTCGCCAGACCTTTAAAGACCGGCGAACGTGCGCAGCTGAAAGAAGATCGTAAGGAAGCTAAAGAGTTAGAATCATGGAACAGGCTCTGTGATGAGATAACTGACTTAGTGCGCAGGGACTCTGGTCGCTCACGTTCTCACTATGAAAGACTACCGGCTAACCAAGGAGGTATAAAAGGTTCTCAAGAGCGAAAAGAAAGAGCTATAACCAGTTTGCTGAATGACGGTAGTCTAGTCAGAGTTGAATTAGAAGTGCCCAAAGGACGCGCAAATCATTACTTGCGTGTGGATGAAGACGTAATAGCAGCAATTGAGAAAGGTAGGTATGGTATATGATGCTTGAAACAATCACCTATAAACAAGTGCTTGACTGGGTGCACGCTACATGGGCTAAATCATTAGCTGCCGTGATTGCATTTTGTTTAGGTATTTGGATTGGTCAAGTGCAGATTGAGGGTCGTGTAATTGGTGACTGCAAATACGCCGGAGCTTTCCGTGTAGGTCATGAAGCTTTTGTATGCCAGAGGAGAATATGAAATACATTCTACTGTTACTAATTGCCTCTACCGCTCATGCTGAATGGCATGCTACTGCAGGTAAAGAAGTTTTTGGTCCGGAGACTTCTGAGAAAGCAGCATGCAAGTCTGCACAAGACCGAGCGATTGAGAATGCTTTAGTTAAAGTCGCTGGTGAATCAATCACCGTCTCTAAGGTTCAGATTTGCAATGATAAGAACGTCGATGCTTGCCAATACGCTCAGACTTCTATGTCTCAAACAGACGGTATGGTGACTGGGGTTAGGAACATAAAGCAGCTCGTGTTGAACGGCTCTTGTACTGTGTCTTTAGAAGTTGACATCTTTAAAGATAAATCACCTGTTGACAATACTTTTGACCCAGACGTTAGATTGGTTCAAAATAAACTTTACGACGGTGATCAGCTCAACATAAAGGCTAAATCAAATCAGCCGATGTATTTGAATCTGTTCTTGTACTCTCCTTACGAAGACGAGCGAGACCAGATTAAACTGCTGTACCCTAGTCGCTACCAACCTAGCCAACGCATCACTAGGGAAGCTTACTTCCCGTCTGAGAATTACAAGATGCTCGTTAGGTTTCCAAAAAGAAACGCAGTCGTAGGTGACCTTGCAAGTGAAACGATTATAGCAGTCGCAACAAAAACAGAAATGACATTCAGGGAGAGCTTTACCCTGCATGAGTTTAACCAGAGGTTGCAGGAGATTCCAAAGAAAGACCGTAGGATAATCAAAATGCCGTATTTTGTTTGGGCAGTACCGAAGAAAGAACTTAAATAACTTAGAAAGATATAACATGAAAACTTTATTATTACTCTCAGTACTCGTACTAGCTGCTTGCAGCTCAGTCAAACCAGGATCCTTAGAAGCTATTAAAGCTGAGAAGGAAGAGATTAAAAAAGAGATGGCTAAGACTCTTGACAACACGCCTAAGTGGTACCTAACTCCACCCAAGGACAACACCGCAGTCTATGAGAAAGCTGTAGCACGCAGTCGTGATATGCAGATGGCAGTCAACAAGGCTCACATGCTTGCCCGTGCTCAGTTGGCGATTGCTATCCAAGGTGAGATTAACGCTACTATGCGTTTGTTCATGGACGAAGTGGGATATAACCCAGACGTCTCAAATAATGCCTCTATCGTTACGTCTCAAGATGCCCTGCTAGTTGAACTGCCAGGAGTTGAGCAGGAAGACGCAAAGCTGCTGCTTGAAGGTGATCGCTATGTAGCTTACGTTCTAATTAAGTACCCTGTAGGTGAAATGAATAAGGTAATGGTTGACCGGATTCACCAAAACAATGCGCTGACTGCTAAACTCAGAGCCAGTAAAGCTTTTACCGAATTAGAACGTAAAGTTGAAAATGAGAAGTTTAGACAAGATAAATTGATACTGAAAGAATAAAAATGATCAACTTCAACGATAGTTATAAATCAAACAAATTGTTTGAGCATATTAAAGACGCATATGAATTAGAAACAGATCAAGACCTTGCAAAGTTTCTGCATTCCTCACCGTCAACTATAAGTCGCATTAACAACGACACGTTGGGGTTGACACCGAAGATGACTCTAGTGATATACGACCGCACAGGGTTACCTATTGAACAAATTAGATCTTGGTTTAAACAGAAAGTTAAAAGAAAGGATTTTTTATGAATAAAGAAGACATTATCCGCATACACAGTTGCGTGTTTTCAAACCAAACGGTAAAGACGTATTCAGCAGGAGGTAGCGGCAGCACGCATCTTATTCATCTGCATGGCGGTTGGCGTTTCTTAAAGAAAGATGAACCTGTCATAGACAAGTCAATAACTAAATGTGAGTTGAAGCGTGAATGGGTTGGGCTGACGGATGAAGAAACAAACGCTTTGATACAAAAGTGGGCGGGTGAGTTGGTGTTTGAAGTAACTCAGGCTTTGAAGGAGAAGAACAATGGATAAAGAATATTCAGACTACGAAACACAACGCGCAATTCTGCTTGAGTACATGCAAGTCATGATTGCTCGTAACGACTGGCACGGGGTGTCGGATGCCGCCAACGACCTGCGGGAGCTTGAAGCTGAGGAGAAGAATAAATGAAAGAAAGACCGCCACCAACAAAAGAGCTTTGCTTGCACCTTGCTGAGATTTATTACGAGATGGGTATGCCCCAACGTAGTTGGCAATACCTGCTGTGCTGGGCAGCGTACGATGATTACTTAGATCTTTTTTGGAGATAATTAAAATGAATTGTAAACCTAACGACCTTGCGATGATTGTACGGATACCTGCCTCATGGTACCAAATAGGTTCACCACAAATTATGAGAGTAGTTGAAGGACTTATCGGTAAAGTTGTCCGTGTGCTTTACATTGACAACATAGACGCTGACGGTGAACCCTGCTGGTTAGTTGAAGAGCCGGTGGTACTTATTCCGCATATGGCTGCAGTGGCTTCTGTTCAAGACTGCATATTACAGCCTCTTAACCCTGAAGGCGAATTAGAAGATATAAACACAAACGAGGAGTTAACCGTATGAGCGAGATGTCTGACTTCCAAAAACAATTTATGTCCCGTGGTACAGGTGCCAAGCTGTTTACCCAAACTGAGTTTGACGAGGCTCTCACCATGGCCAGAGCTGAGATTATGGCGGTGGCCATAGAAACAACCAAGACAGCGATTATGATTGAGCGGGAAGCCTGTGCTACGTTGGCTGACAATTGTACCAATATTGAAGAACTGGGAGAGGTAATCCGTAACCGGATCCCGTCCCAGCGTAACTAATCGTGTGATCGTTCGTTCGGGTAATCGTTCGACAAAAAGAACCGACCGAACGATTGGCGTAGATCACAGTCTAAAACGACTCGACGGACGGAGGAGAGGGCAATTTAGCCTCTCTCCGTAGCTCGTCAGAGTGAGTAAAAGTAATCGTTCGTTCGGCTGTGTTCTCTATAGAACGAACGATTAAACCGAACGATTACTTTTTTGGTGTTTTTAAGGAGATAAGCTATAATGTCTGACATGATGATTAAACCAAAGAAACCCAACGGTGCTCCACGGAAGTTTGACAGGGAGCTTGTCGGTAACCACGTCTGCTCGGAGCTTATGAAAGGTCGGAGTCTGAATAATATTCTGGTCTCTGATGCCGGCATGCCTTCTCCCTCCGGTTTTCTGGACTGGGTAAATCAAGACCCCGAGGGACTTGGCAAGCACTACGCGCATGCGCGCGAAATCGGTTACAAGCTGCTCGCCGAAGAAATCGTCGCCATCTCCGACGAAAATCATACGCTCATCGAATGCGACGCACTAGACCCAGACGGCAACCCGATGCTGGACGCTACCGGCAATCGTATACGCAAGAGCATAATGATGCCGCTGTCCTCGGACGCCATCGCTCGTAACCGGCTCCGTGTTGACACACGCAAGTGGATGCTCAGTAAGGTGTTGCCGAAGATCTACGGTGATAAGCTGACCACGGAGCATACCGGCAAGGACGGTGGTCCGATAACGCTGGCTGCTATAGACCTCACCAACCTGTCTGACGACGAGCTGATGCAGATGCAGAAGCTGTTAGGCAAGACCGGAGTACCTAATGACAAATGATGACTTCGCTCATGAGATCATGCTCTGCTTCTCAGCGTCGCCGGTGTCCGCTGACATCAACGCAACACGGGTGTATACCGTCATGGAGCAGATCCGCAAGGACGAGCGTGAACGCTGTGCCCAGAAAGCAGACATGCTAGCCAAGAGCTGGCGAGGTAACGAGAGCTTTAGCCGAGAGGTGCGGGAGACATCGGCAATGGCTTGTGACCTGCTAGGTGCGGTGATACGAGGATGAACGCTCCGCTCTCACCAACGGTAATGCTAGACCTGATCAAGAAGGAACAGGACAGGCGAGCTGCTACCTCAAGCCTATACGAGTTCGTGAAGCAGTCGTGGCACGTAGTAGAGCCAGGAGTACCCTTCGTGCCCAGCTGGCACATTGAGGCTATCTGCGAGCATCTTGAGGCAGTGTCGGCAGGGGACATAACTCGACTGCTCATCAACATCCCGCCACGACACTCCAAGTCAACCATCGTGTCCGTCATGTGGCCAATGTGGGAGTGGATTGAACAGCCAGAGGAGAAGTTCCTGTGTGCCTCGTACTCCGGTGTGCTGTCAACCCGAGACAACTTGAAGGCACGACGACTGATACAGTCGCCATGGTATCAGGAACGATGGCTCAAGAACTTCACGCTGTCAGGCGACCAGAACGCTAAGCAGAGATTCGAGAACGACAAGACCGGCTACCGCATCGCGACCTCGGTAGGCGGTACAGCGACGGGTGAGGGTGGATCCCGCCTCCTGCTCGATGACCCACACGGCGCACAGGACGCACAGTCCGACGCAATGCGTGAGACGGCATTAGAGTGGTTCGATCAGGTATGGTCAACCCGACTCAACGATCCCAAGCGAGACGCCATGGTAACCATCATGCAGCGTCTGCACGACCGAGACATCAGCGGACACATCCTTGAGGACATCAAGGGATGGGAGCACATATGCATACCGGCAGAGTGGGATGGCAGGGAACGCAAGACAGTGCTCGGTGGCTATGACCCTCGTAAGGTCAAGGGAGAGCTGATCTGCCCAGAGCGATTCGGCGACAAGGAGATCACTGCACTCAAGCAGTCCCTCGGCGTGTACGGCACCAGCGGACAGCTACAGCAGGATCCGGCACCGATAGAGGGTGGTATCCTGAAGACCAAGCACTTCCAGCAGTGGTCAGCAGACAAGGAGCTGCCGCAGTTTGAGTACATACTGCAGAGCTACGATTGCGCATTCACCGAGAAGACCACAGGAGACCCGACAGCCTTCACAGCCTATGCGGTGTTCTCGATGAAGGGTAAGCGACAGGTCATGCTGATAGACGCATGGGACGAGCACCTCAGCTATCCCGCACTGCGGAAGAAGGCGATAGCAGAGTGGAACACGGAGTATGGTGGTGCCACAGACGACAGCCCATACGCACGGGCGAGACGACCCAACAGGGTACTTGTAGAGGCTAAAGCAAGTGGCCAGAGCCTAATACAAGATTTGCGCTTGGCGAATGTGCCAGTTGTAGGTTATAATCCTGGTAATGCTGACAAGGTATCCCGTGCCCATCAGGCAGCTCCCGTGTTGGAGCAGGACATACTGTGGATCCCTGAGTCAAAGAAGAATCGTGGTCACTATGTAACATGGGCAAAGGGATTCCTCAAGCAGCTTGAGAAGTTCCCGATCGCTGAACATGATGACTACGTTGATACGTTCACACAGGCTATCATCTACCTACGGAATGACGGGTGGTTCCAGATGCCAGTGGCAAAGGACATTGATGAACCAGCACAGAAGAAACGCGAGAGGATAAACCCATATGCAGCCTAAGAAACCTGTTTGGGACAAGAGTCGTCCCGCCAAGCTAGGTGAATCGAAACCTCTAACATCAAAGCAGAAGACTTCTGCAAAGGACGCAGCCAAGTCTGCCGGTCGTCCGTATCCCAACCTCGTTGACAACATGCGCGCAGCGAGGAAGAAATGAGCAAGCTACTCGACAAGAGCAAGATGGCTTGCAACAAACCCAAGAGTACACCAAGCCACCCCACCAAGTCACACGTAGTCAAGGCATGCGCCGATGGGCAGGAGAAGATTATACGCTTCGGACAGCAGGGTGTCAAAGGCTCTCCCGACGGCAGCGCACGCAACGAATCATTCAAAGCACGACACGCAAAGAACATAGAGAAGGGTACTATGTCTGCGGCGTACTGGGCTAACAAAGTTAAATGGTAAGGTGAGCTATGCCTGAGTTCCGTTCCCGTCCTGAGCAATATCCCGTCATAGGTGCGTTAGGTCGCTACCTAAAGAAAGCTGATGATTTCGCTCGTGCACCAGGAGGTTATGAGAACCCACCAGTGGCTATCATCTCAGACTTACTCAACATACCGCCAATATACCGCACGTTAGAGAACATCAATTACGGTACACCAGTCACACAGGGTAGAGGTGAGACCTATGGGTTCACGGCAGACACCAAGGATGCTCTAACGGGTGCACTAGACATTGCGCCAATTGTACCGGCGGCAGCACGTATGGTCAAGCCTCTGGCCAAAGCGGCAGCGCCATATGCTGCTCGGCACGCAGTGAACCTCGCTGAGAAGTACGGTGTGTCACCGACCATGAACGTCATCAAGCCTAAAGGTGGTAATTGGTTGAATCACACCGTTGGAGACGCCGTTGAACCATTGAAACGTCATTTGACTTTCACACCTCCTTCAGAAGTACCTAACACTGACGCAGTTAACAAATGGGTTGACAGCAAGTTAGCTAAGTATATTACTAATGAAATGGCTACGCCGGAAGACCCTATAAGAGCCTTAGCTGAAAAAGATATATTGCATTTTCAACCTCGCTATGTGGGTCTATACTCAAATCTCATGGACACAAGAATGCGAGGTGGTTTCCCAAGAGAAGGTATGGCTAATTCACCGTTAGCTATTGATTGGGAAAAGTTCGCAGACAGTGCTATAAATCGAAGCACAGCTGGAGAACAGTTGAACTTTAGAGGCAACGCAGAGAATATGCCTTGGTTAACCAAAGTGCCTCCAGAGACTCCGGTTTATAGTCCTAAACATAATGTAATGGCTTCAGAAAATTTAGGCTTCCCGCATCTCATAGACGAGCTTAAAAATGCGACAAGTGCCGCGAGTGACTTGCCAGCAAACCTGCGTATTGATTTGAAAAGCTTAGACAAGCTCACTGTACCTCAGGCAGTAGAGCGTGTAGCAAAGATAAACGCATTCCGAGCTAAACAAGCTGCGGAAGCCGAGCGTGAAGGTATGATGGCTAATCTGCAGGAGAAGCCGCGATTAGCAGATGAAGATTTAAATTTATCGTTTACTGAAAAGCCAGGAGGCACTTGGGTTGACATCCCAGAAACAACAGATGCCAAAGGGATGAAATTATGCAGCTCTATAGGCAAAGCAGGTGGTTGGTGTACTCAGAGCGAATGGGCAGCTAAAGATTACGGTTCAGGAATTAACCGGCTCACAGCACTTTTAGATGCTGAAGGTCGTCCACATGTGCAAGTGAAGATCACGCAAGACGTAGATGAAGTCGTTGCTATCGAAGACGCAACTATGTATATGACGCCGGAGCAAGAAATTGCTTACGACCGTCATTTCAGCAAATTAGACAGACCTCCTGAGTTTGGTGAAAGTCTTGACTGGATGGAAGAAAATGCTCCGGACGCTTACAAGGTGTACGAAGAAATTATAAACAGTCAACCTAAGCTGCCGCCAAGTATCACCGAACTCAAACCTCCTGGCAACTCGTTTAGCAGCGATCGCGCACAAGAGTACTCCAAGCGCGACCCATACTACGGATCAAAATTGACTCAGTCTGTTCTCAAGTTCTTAAACAGCGGAGAGTGGGGTAAAGTTAACGATCTACATCATTACGGTATCGTGGATTTAGAAAAAGACCCTGTAATGTTGACGCAGTATTTAAGAAGGATCACTAATGCAAGCGACGCTGAAGCTCAAACGATATTCAACGCTGCTGTCGACGCGAACCCAAACGCACCACGTTTCATGACCACTATTCAGCTACGCGACTTTATTGAAGGCTCTATGAAACCAGAAGGTTTCGCCCAAGGAGGTTCCGTGAATTTCGCTGCTGGTGGTTACGCAGAGTACGATGACGACCTGATACGTCAGATGGCAGCGGAGCTGGTTGACGCACAGCAGGAGAGAGCAGAAGAGTCCAGAGACATACCTGAGCTTTCCCTGCTTGACAGCTTGAGGAACATGAGTCCCCTCGGTGGGCGTGTGTCTGCGGGACCATTTGACTTAGACGCGATGACCCACAGCGGCGGCGTAAACTTGAGAGGCAGCGTAGGTACAGACAACTTACGTGGGTATGTTGACGTAGACCCTCGGCAGAAGAAATTGTCTCAGTTGGGAGTCACTTACGAAGACATGAATCCTCGCGGCGGGTATCACTTGAACGCTAGCATGGATCCCGAGACACGTGAGAAGACTCTCAATGCTTTGTACCGTAAACAACTGAGCGACGGATCCGAGCTTATGGTTGGCGGTACACATAGACCCGATAGCCGGCAGACCATGTTGAACCTTATGTACCGTTACGGCTTCGCGCAGGGTGGTGAGGTACAGGCAAGGACTCGCGCAGGGACACCGGCTAAACCTACTTTTTTAGATGATCAAATCGAACGGACTGAGGCTCGTTTAAAAGGTTTAGTAACCGATCCTGATCAAGAACTTCGTAACATTGCCCGACAGTATTTCCCTTCTGAGGATGACACCCCAGAAGAGCGTTATCGTAAGATGGAAGACTTAGCTTTAGGTTTTGCCGGAACTACTGGTAAAATTCCAAACAAAGGTGGTGCGAAGCTAAGCGTGCCTGAGATTGATTTATCTCGTCGTAAACTATTTGGTTTAAGCACTGAACCAAAACCGGCTAACTTACCTGTTGAACAACCTAACATAATTAAAAATGTGTTAGAAACTCCTGTAACTCGTAGGCAGGTTTTAAGGAGCGGATTAGCTAACACTTTAAAATCTTTTATGCCAGAGGGTTTATCAAATCCGTTAACTCGTTTAGCTAGCGAGGAAACTGCTAAAGAAACTGCTAAAGAAGCGGTTAAATCTACAGCTCCTAGTTTAATGTCAGAGTTAAAAGCATCGATTTACAATATGCCTAGGCGATCATTAGATCATAACTGGGGTATGAACACGCTCCTTGACAGAGGTTACATCACTAAAAACTTATTAAACTACAGCGGAGAATCGCTTCTAAATAAAATGTCTTTAAAAGAAGCTTTGCGCCAGATTAAATCTGACCCAAAAGTTTATAAAAAGTTTAAAAAGACATTAAATGATTTGAACAATGAAGAACGTGTCCCATTGATTCAATACTCAAAAAATAAAGAAGATTATTTAAAATTACTTTCTGAAGACGGATACTCTAAAAACATAATAGCTAGAGAAAGCAGGTTATGGGATCAAAACGATGGTAAGTTTAAACGAGCACGTTTACCGAGTGAAGAATCTTCTTACCCTATGTACGACCCTCATCATTCTCCATCTAATTTAGAAGAAGGTTTTGAAAAAGGCGGTAAGGTTAAACGTAAAGAGCCTTCACCGTTTGACGATTTAGAGCCGACGTTCGGTGACCGGATGGGCGCATGGGTGTCAGATAAAGTAACCGAAGGCGGTATTAATTTATACGACAAACTGTCTAACCGTGACCGAATGTCCGCTGCGCATAAAATTTATCTTGATACGTTTGCGCGAGATAAACGAGACCCAATCACCGCTAAAGATTTCAACACCGAAGAGTTAGCAGAGTTGCAAAACTTGATCCGGCAGAAAGAAAAGATGTTAGGCGGTAAAGGTAAAGGTTACATTGAGTACAAAGATTATACCGAGCTAACGGGTGGTGACCGGCGTAAAGGAATTACGGCAAACCTGATTGGCGGTGTCATGCCTCCACGTCCTTCGCTGGCTAAGTCGCTCGGACAATTTAATTACGAATTAGACCCTACAACTAAACAGTACAAGATAATTGATGAGTATGATTTTAATCCGCAGCAGATTGAGTACCAAGGTAGGAAAGTTGACGTTCCTGTCGAACACTATGGCGATTACCTTGGAGAAGGGTCTCTTTACGCTCTTGCTCGTTTATATGGTGGTCGTAAAATGCCTCCTGGCACTGGGCGCAAAGTCGAACTCTCAGTACCGTACGCAAAGGGTGGAGCGGTAGAGTTCAATCCTGATGAAATTGATATGATGGCAGCGCAGTTAATAGAGGAACAAAATGGCTGAGAAGATAAAAGATGATGAAGAAGAGTTAGAAGGTGAAACCGTTCGTCTGGAAGATGTAGACAACGAAGTAGAGGACACCGAAGACGGTGGCGCAATTCTGCGCGAAAAGAACGACGTAGACCTCAAGCGTAACCTGAGCCATTTCTCAAACATTGTTGAGGAAGTTGATCAGTCCGAGTTATCCACGGCAGTTACTGACCTGCTTGAAAAGATTGACAAAGATAAGACTGCACGTGAGAAGCGTGACAAGCAATATGAGGAAGGTATCCGTCGTACCGGACTGGGTGATGATGCTCCTGGTGGTGCGCAGTTCACCGGCGCAAACAAGGTAGTACACCCCATGCTGGTTGAGGCGTGCGTAGACTTCTCAGCACGATTCATGAAGGAAATTTTCCCTTCAAATGGTCCTGTACGTAGTAAGATCTACGGTGTAAAAGATAAAGATAAGTCAGAGAAAGCAGAACGTAAAGCTACGTTCATGAATTGGCAGACCACCAAGCAGATGAAGGAGTTCCGCTCCGAGCTTGAGCAGTTGTCTACGCAGCTCCCTTTAGGCGGGGGGCAGTATCTTAAACTGATGTGGAATCCTCAGTTTAAACGTCCTGGTTCTGAGTTCATCGCGATTGATGATATATACCTGCCGTTCGCTGCTACTAATTTCTACTCTGCTGAGCGCAAGACACACGTACAGTACATTACAAAAATGGAGTACCAGAAACGTGTCAAGCAGGAAATGTACATTGACGTTGATTTAGGAATGCCAGGGGATCCTGAGTTCAGTAAGTCAACAATAGCTAACGATAAAATTGAAGGTCGTCAAGCTTCGTCATATAATGAAGACGGGTTACGTACAATCTACGAAGTATATACGTACTTGGACTTCGGTGACGGTGATGAACCTTATATCATATCTATTGACAAAACGACCAGCGAAGCTCTAGCGTTGTACCGTAACTGGGAGCCAGAGGACGAGCAGCGTCAAGAGTTAGATTGGATTGTTGAGTTCCCGTTTGTACCTTGGCGTGGTGCTTACCCAATCGGCTTGACGCATATGATTGGCGGTTTGTCTGGAGCAGCCACCGGCGCACTACGCGCACTGATGGATTCAGCGCATATTCAGAACATCCCAACCTTGCTCAAGCTAAAAGGGGGACCGTCCGGACAGACTATCAACGTACAACCTACTGAAGTTGTTGAGATGGATGGCGGTGCGATGATTGACGACGTGCGTAAGCTAGCCATGCCTATGCCGTTTAACCAACCTAGTCCTGTTTTGTTCCAACTTCTCGGCTTCCTAGTTGACGCAGGTAAAGGTGTTGTACAGACGAGCTTTGAAAAGCTGTCAGACCAGAGTCCTAACCAGCCCGTCGGCACAACTCTAGCTCTAATTGAGCAGGGTATGGTAGTGTTCAGTAGTATTCACGCACGTCTCCATTCATCTATGGAGAGAGTGTTTGAGATTCTGCACCGAATTAACAGCGCTTACCTCACTGAAGAAGACATTAAAGCGCAATCGGCTGGTATTGAGATAGATCCTAGTGACTTTGATGGTCCGATGGACGTAATTCCTGTGTCTGACCCTGCTATTTTCAGTGAAACACAGCGATTTGCACAGATTCAAGCGGTAATGCAGCGTGCAGCTACGGTTCCACAGCTGTATGACGCTAGAAAAGTAGAGGATATGTTCCTCCGCACGCTGAAAATCAGCGATACGGACGTGCTTCAGCCTAAACCAGCGTCAGAAGACATGGATCCGGTGTCTGAGAACGTAGCGGCTACCATGGGAAGTCCAGTTTACGTGCTCCCAGCACAAGATCACATAGCGCATTTGATGACGCACCTTGCTTTCTTAAAGTCTCCGTTGTTTGGGCAGAATCCAGCTATTATAAAGACGTATTTATACCCGATGGCTATTCATTTACGTGACCACTTACTTAATTATTACTTAACGGAAGCTCATGAGGCTGTGGATAAAGCACAAAAAGAAAAGTTAATTGAAGAAGACTCAGAACAGCAAGTTTCTGTCATACTTGAGGTTCAAAGGTACATTGAGAATCAGTTAGCTACCTTTGCAAATGAGTTAGCGCAGATAGATAAACAAGCTCAGCAATTTAAACCTGAGCCTCCGATGCCGCCAGACAGCAGCTTACAAGTAGCTAAGATGAGTGCTGAATTGCAAGGTCAAGCGTTGCAGCAGAAAGCTCAAGCAGATCAGGCTAGACTGCAGATAGAGCAACAGAAGCTGGTTGAGAAGCAGAAAGCTGATCAACAGAAGATGACTTCCGACCAGATGTCAAGTCAAGCTGAACTCCAGCGTGAACAGTTACGTCAACAGTCAGAAGATCAGCGCACTATGGCTGAATTACAAGCTCGTATGGAAATGAATACCGATGACAACGAGACAGCAATGCGTCTTGCGGCAGCGGAAATTGCCAGCGGAGATAAAGTCGCCGTTAGCACAGGAACTGGTATTAACCCAGGAGTTTAACCTTTAGGAGATAAAAATGTCAGACAAACCAAAAACGGGCACAGTCCCAATGAACAACGCAGCAGTTAAGCAGCATCACCGTATGGCAGCGGGTGTACCCGTCACAGGTCAAACTCTGCCCTCAACTCCGGTTATGCCTAAAACTCCTGCATGAATGTAGAAACAAAACTTCTCAATAGGCTGAAAACGGCGCAAGGTGAGTTCGCCATGGAGTCTATGAAGAGACCACAAAATCGAGATGCTTTTGAGTACGGGTATCGAGTAGGCGTCGTGGCAGGTTACGAGGCTGCAATTAATGTACTTCTTTCAATGTTAGATGAGGAGAAAAATAGTGACAACGACCTATGAGAACGCGCTAGATGAGGCATTTCCAGCAGTAAATGCTGGAGTACGTCCTTATGGAAGCCGTGTTCTGGTTCAAATCCGTAGTCCGAAGAAAAAATCAGCAGGGGGTATCATAATCGATACTGGTTCTCGTGATACTGAAAAGTGGAACACGCAAATCGCTAAAGTGGTCGCGATTGGTCCTCTGGCTTTTCACAACCGAGACACCATGCAACCATGGCCAGAAGGCGCATGGGCGAAGGTTGGGGATTATATCCGTGTAGCTAAGTACGGTGGCGATCGCTGGGAAGTACCTCTAGAAGACAACGAAGCTGCGTTGTTTGTTATGTTTAACGATTTGGATTTGTTGGGTGAGGTCATTGGCGACCCACTAGCTATCCGAGCATTCATCTGATAAGGAGATGAGATATGGCTGACGTAATGAAAGAAGATGACGAAGACATCAAAGATAAAGATGATGTTGTAATCATTGAAGAAGACCCTGCTAATAAAGCAGAAGATGATGACGACGATCAAGATGATGAACGATCGGCTAAAGCTGATGACGGAAATGAAGATGAACGGGAAGCTATTCGTGAACGTCGCCGGCAAGAAAAACTAGATCGTAAAGAACGTCGTGATAAAGCTATTTCTAGAGATAAACTAGAGCTAGACTTTTTACGTAAACGTAACGAAGATTTAGAGCGCCGAGTAACGGTTCAAGAGCAACGTACGCATCAGTTAGACGTAAACGGTTTAGAAGCTCAGATTCAGAAAGCTCAAAACGATGCTCAAATGGCTGATAGAATCATAGCTAAAGCAGTTGAAGCCGGTAACGGTGAAGACGTAACCCAAGCTATGCGCTACCGTGACGAAGCTTTATCTAAAATCCAACAATTAGCTTACGCTAAGCAGAATTTTCAGCAAAGAGCTGTGTCTCCTCCTCAAGATAAAATAGATGAGGCTACTGCGTATTATGCTAAGCAGTTTATAGAAAATAACAAATGGTATGATCCTCAAGGTCGTAATGAGGATTCAGCTATTGTTATGGCAATTGACCAATCTTTAGCAAAAGACGGTTATGACCCTCGTACAGAAGATTATTGGGTTGAACTTGAGCGTCGTGCGGCACGTCGTTTACCTGAGCGGTTCGGCAAACAGTCTCGTGAACGCGATGATGATTACGGAGATAAACAAGAGCGTAAACCTCGCGGTGGTCCGGCAGTCGGTTCAGGTAGAGAACACGCTCCAACATCTACCCGAAAAGAGATCTATCTGTCCCCAGACCGTAAGCAAGCTCTTATTGATGCTGGAGTATGGGACGACCCTGTTTTACGTATGAGATACGCTAAGAGGTATGCTGAATACGACAAAGCTAACAAGGCTTAAGTCATCAGTTGCCTTTTTTGAAATAACACACTATAATTTGCACTAATCGCTGAAAGGAGCGAGTATTATGACCGACGAACGATTAAAGAAATCCGCTGGAGAGAACCGTGATAGCAGGGTGATGAAAGATCGCCCAGTTACTGAAAATCGCGAAGTAACCGAAGATGAGCGGGTTGAAATGTTCCGTCAGCAATTTTTTCAGTCCTCACTTCCGGACTTACCCAAGATTCCTGGCTGGCATACGTGCTGGCTTACCACGACTAATCCCCGTGACTCCATCCAGACGAGAATTCGTTTGGGCTATGAACCTGTGAAGCCGGAGGATGTCCCTGGCTGGGAGTATGCCACACTCAAGACGGGTGACTGGCAAGGTTTTATCGGTGTTAATGAAATGTTGGCTTTTAAGTTGCCTATCAGTCTTTATGAGCGTTTTATGAAGGAGGCTCACCATGATGCTCCTATGCGCGAAGAAGAGAAACTGACAGACACAGCTGAGTTCTTAGAAGAACAAGCCAAGATGTCTAAGTCGAGGTTGACAGTAGGTGAAGGTAATGCGGAAATGGGACAAAAGCGGGAAGCTCTTTTTGATCTTTCCTGACGTAACTTTTTAACCATTTAGGAGCAAGCATGTCTTCGACTAGCGCACCTTTTGGTTTTCGCGCATCGTACCACAACAGTGGTCAAATGCGTCCGAAAGCCTATGTAATCGCTTCGACCTATGCGGCAAATATTTTCTCGGGCGACCCTGTAAAATTAACCGATAACGGTGTTATTCAACTTGGCACTTCAGATGGTACTCGTTCAGGTACTGTTGATGGTGTTACTTTGCTAGGCATTTTCGCTGGTTGTCAGTACAACGATGCTACTGGTAAACCAACGATTTCGCCATTTTGGCCAACTGGCGCAACAGGTACTGAAATTACCGCTTGGGTGTATGACGATCCTGAGACACTATTTGCTGTTCAGTACAACAATCCTTCTTCTGGTACAACTATGCAGACTGCGGTCGGCGAAGAATGTGATTGGACTGTAGCATCTCCTGGTGGTTCGACCCAAACAGGTCTTTCCAATACTTATTTGACTGCTATTGTAGCAACCTCTGGTCAGTTCCAGATTACAGGTTTCGAAGGTAACGTCAATGACTCTATAACAGACGCTTATATTGTGGCTACGGTTCGTATTAACGAACACGCCTACAAAGCTGCTGTTAATAGTATTTAAAGGAGGGTTGATTAAATGGCAACTCCAATGAGAAGTACCGACTTTCGGTCGGTAGTTGAACCTATCCTTAACGAAGTCTTCGATGGTGTTTATGACCAGCGTGCAGACGAGTGGAAGATGGTTTTCCGTGAGCAAAAAGGTATTCCCCGTAATTATCACGAGGAACCTGTTCTGTATGGTTTTGGCGCAGCTCCAGAACTCCCTGACGGTATGGCTGTTACGTATCAGTCCGGTGGTGTTCTGTTCCTGCAACGCTACCTCTACAAAGTCTATGGTTTGGCTTTCGCGCTGACCAAAGTTCTGGTAGAAGACGGCGACCACATCCGTATCGGTAAGACCTACGCTGAGCACCTCGCTCAATCGCTGGTTGAAACCAAGGAAACTCTGGGCGCTAACATTCTGAACCGTGCGTTCAATGCTGCTTATACTGGCGGCGATGGCGTGGCTCTTGTATCTACTAGCCACCCAATCGTTAACGGTGTGTTCAGCAATCAGCTGACCACTGCTGCAGCTTTGTCGCAAACATCGCTTGAGCAGATGCTGATTCAGATCCGCAACGCTGTTGACAACAACGGTAAGCGTATCCGTTTGACACCTAAGAAGATCGTTTCTGGTCCTTCTAACGTATTCCAAGCTGAAGTTCTGCTGAAGTCCGTCTTGCGTGCTGGCACAGCTGACAACGACATCAACCCTGTTAAGTCGATGGGTCTGTTGGCTGAAGGTCAAGCTAACCTTTCTCGTATTACTTCAACTACCGCATGGTGGGTTCAGACTGATGCTCCACAAGGTCTGAAGCTGTTGATGCGTCGTGGTTTGGAGAAGTCAATGGAAGGTGATTTCGAGACCGACTCGATGCGTTACAAAGCCACCGAGCGTTACATCTTCGGTTGGACTGACCCACGTGGTGTCTACGGCACTGCTGGAGTCTAAAGCAAGAATAGCCCTCGCTTGGAAACAGGCGGGGGTTTTTTCCGGATTATTCCGTGTATCTGACAGTTCCGGCTGACGACATGCAGACAGATACGCACCACTCGCATGTGAGGAAATTAAAATGGCACGTACTACATTTAGCGGTCCAGTATCGTCTTTGAACGGTTTCATTCCTGGCCACCAAGTAACAACAAACAACGCTATTAACGCAACTGCTACCGCTACGGCAGCTCAAGTTGCTACCGGCTATATTACTTCTACTTCCGCAGCGGCTACTTCTATCACTATGCCTACAGGCACAGCTCTGGGTAACTTGCTTGGTGCAACTCAAGGTACAAGTTTAGACCTGTACATTGACAATACCGCTGGGGCGAGCACTGTAACTATGGTCGTCAACACAAATGCTATTTTGTCGTCAGCAGCGGCAGACACTGCGGCTAGTTTCGGCGATTTGACAATCGCAGCCGGTGTGACAGGTGTTGGTCGTTACACAATCATGTTCTCTAGCCCAACCGCATACGTATTTACTCGTACAGCGTAATTGTGAGGGGGTTCTCCCCCTCATTTTAAGGAGATATACATGGCTGATGCAGTAACCTCGCAAGTTTTGCTTGATGGCGAACGACTATACATCGCAAAATTTACAAACATTTCAGACGGCACAGGTGAGACGGCAGTTTTGAAGATTGACGTCTCTACACTTGCGCCTAATGCTTTCAATTTAGCGTGCAACGGTGTAAAACTGAACAAAGTTTACGCTACTACCCACGGCATGGAAGTTAGAATTCTTTGGGACGCTACTACTGATGTTTTTGCATGGATGATTCCGCAAAACACAAACTACCTTATGGATTTTTCTTCATTCGGTGGCATATCAAACAATTCCGGAGCCGGTAGTACAGGAGACGTGCTATTCACTACACTAGACAGCACTAACGGAGATATGTATAGTATCGTACTTGAATGTATTAAAACATACGCCACCTCGTAAGGACAAATCATGGCAAAAGGACCACAGTACGTTAAAGATTTTGACTTCAGCGTAAAACCTTGTGAGTACAGCTACGGCGGTAAAGTAAAAGGTTACGCAAAAGGCGGCGTAATTGAGAAAGCTACCGGAGAGCGTTACCCTAGCAAAAAAGTTATGATGAAGCACGAAGCCATGGAAACTCCTCGCATGCAGCGTGAAGAAGTCATGCGACGTTCTGAAGTTAAAGGTGCTATTCCTGGTAAAGCGATGCGTCGTTCTGTACCTGTAGCACCTCAAGTGCCGATGATCGGTATGCAAAAAGGTGGTTCGGCAATGAAAATGAGCAAAATTACAAAGAAGTAATTTGCTATTTTAGTGTTATTGAACTATAATTTCGTCATTCGGGCACGCTGGAACAGCGGCTATACTGACTACTATACGGAGTTAGCATGGCGTATTCTGGCAGCATAGGAAACACGACGTTTAACGCTCTGAAGGTGATTGATCATGCCTACAGACGTTGTCGCTTGCCTGCTCAGGCTATAACGAGCGAGATGCAGAACTATGCTTTAGATTCCCTATTCATGCTTCTTTCAGACTTAGCGAATGTGCGTACACCTAGCTGGTGTATAGAAAAGCTCATTCTACCTATGTATGAAAATCAGCCGATTATACCTATGCCGGCAGGTACAATTGATATTTTGAATCTGAATTACCGTCAGATACAACCTGTAAGCGGCGCATACGTAGCTACTTCTACCTCGTATACCGTAAACTTCACTACTTCTACCGTCGTAGATACAGTTGGAATTAAATGGAGCGCAGCTTCTGTGCCGCTCACATTCCAAACTAGTGTTGACGGTACAACTTGGATTACCGTAGGAAGTGCAGATGACACGTCTTCAGCTGGCGAAATAAACTGGACAGACATTTCTGGTGCCATCGCCTATCAGTACTTCCGTATTACCTCTACGGCTACGATTTCGTACTCTGCGATAACCCTCGGTAACCTTCCTCAAGAAATACCTCTGGGACTTTTGAACAGAGACGGTTATGTTAACCAGAGTAATAAATATTTTCCTGGTAGACCTAGCAATTATTGGTACCAGAGAGATTTACCTAACCCTGTCGTAAACCTATGGCCAGCACCGTTTTTAGCTGCTGAAAATGCGCAGCTGATTCTTTGGCGCCATAGACAGATTATGGACACCCAGAATTTACAGCAGCAAGTTGAAATACCTACTCGCTGGTATGATGCTATAGTTAACAAGTTAGCTTACAAAGTAGCTAGAGAAACACCAGCAGTAGACATGAATCTGTTTCCTCTTTTGCAACAGGATTCAAACTTGTCTGAGGAACGAGCTTGGGAAGGTGATGGCGACCGCTCACCTACTTATATCCAACCTTCTATCGGAGTGTATACAGCATGAGTAATGTTGTTTACCTTGACGTACGAGGAGAACCGACGTTCGGTATCGGTATATGTGCCCGTTGCTCGCGTAAGTTTAAACTTGCAGATTTGGCTTCTGATCCTAATTACCCTAATCTCATGGTCTGTGAACAAGATCGTGATGATTATGACCCGTATCGTCTTGCGCCACGTAAAGAAGACCAAATCATTCTTCCATTTACGCGTCCGGACACTCAGATAAACACACGTCCTGCTGGAGTTATTCAAGAGGCAGGTGATGAGTTCTTCGTCACAGAAGACGGTAACGGCTACTTGGAGTTTTAAATGTCAGACGTTCCAAGCAATTTAATACCGACCAGAATAACGCAACTTCCAGTTGCGCCTGTAGCTGACGAAAACAGCTTGATGATGATTGTCTACCAAGGTAATAATTATCAAATCCGTGTCGGAGATTTGCTAAGTGTTGCCGGAGTACCAACTACAACACAAGTCATTGCTGGCACAGGAATGACCGGCGGTGGCCAGCTTACAGGTAACGTAACTCTAAGTATTGCTACAGGTGGTGTCGGAAGCACGCAGCTTGCAAGTTCTGGTGTGACCCCAGGAGTTTACGGCACTGCTACGCAGATCCCTGTGTTTACTGTAGACACTACAGGTCGAGTCACTGCTGCAACTACAGTAGCTGCTACTATTTCAGGTTATGTTCCTGACACTCGCCAAGTTATAGCCGGAACTGGTTTAAACGGGGGTGGAGCACTAAGCGCTAACGTAACTTTAAACGCAAATCTGGGTAATTCTTTACCTCTAGCTGGTTTTCAAAGCGGCTCTGCCGGAACTTCTACTAATATTTCTAGAGAAGATCATAAACATCCTGCCGTAAACCTAGCTCTTGACGATGAAGTAGACGGTATCCTCGGTCTTTCTAACGGCGGTACAGCTAAGAGTTTAGTACCTACTGCGGGTGCTATAGTTTGGTCAGGCGCAGATGGTTTGTATATTGGTCCTCAAGGTTTAGCTGGGCAAGTTTTAATTTCAGGCGGCTCAGGTCAATATACTTGGGGTTCAGCCTTAGTTATAAGTGACCAACCTGCTAATGTTGTTTACGCTGGTCCTACGGCTGGTGCAAGCGGACCTACAAGTTTTCGTTCTTTAGTTATAGCTGACTTACCTAATTCAGGAGTTTCTGCTACTACTTACGGAAGCTCGTCTAGCGTCCCTGTAGTCACGTTTAACGCAAAAGGTCAGGCGACTTCAGTAACTAACACGCCGATTAACGCTATAGCGTTAACCACAGGTACCATAACAACGTCGCCGACTAACGGTACTGACATTGTCAATAAAGACTATGCTGACGCGATAGCATCGGGATTAAATTATCATCAGCCGGTTATTTATGCTTCTACAGTAGCATTACCTGCGTATACGTACAACAACGGTACAAGCGGTGTAGGCGCTACTATAACTGCTAATGCAAACGGTGCTTTGTCGTTAGGTGGCGGTTCTCCAACAGCTACGCAGCGGGTCTTAATTAAAGATGAAACAGCTGGCAACGCTCCTTATAACGGTGTGTATGTAGTTACGCAAGCCGGTACAGCAGGAACACCGTTTATTTTAACTAGAGCTACAGATTATGACACTAGCGGCTCAGGTACTAATGAAATAGACCAAGGTGATTATGTTTTAGTTTTATCTGGAACTCTAGCTAGTACAGCTTGGGTTCAGCAGACTGCTTTACCTATTGTAGTCGGTACTACTGCTCTTTCGTTTGTACAGTTCAATGCACCTATAACGTACAGCGCAGGAACAGGATTAAATCTTTCACCGTCTACCACGTTTAATATAACTAATACTGGGGTAACGGCAGCAGCTTACGGTTCAGCTTCTTCCGTCAGCACTTTTAGTGTTAACGCTCAGGGTCAGTTAACTCTTGCCGCATCAACCAGTATTGCTATTTCTGCTAGCCAAATAACTTCTGGAACGCTACCTATAGGTAACGGCGGTACGGGTCAAAGTACTAAAGTTCCGGCATTCAATGCTTTATCGCCGAGCGCTACAAAGGGTGATATAATTGGGTTTGACGGAACAAATAATATAGCATTTCCAGTAGGCGCAAACGACCTTGTCCTCACAGCAGATTCAACTGCCGCTAGCGGACTGCGCTGGGGAGCAGGTGGTAGCGCAGCTCTAGGGCAGTCGTATGCTTGGTTTATATCATAAGGATCAGTCATGTTAGTTCTTGACAGCACTAGTAAATCGATACAAATAGTGATGAGCGGGGCAGCAGCCACGACTAATCCTGATTTTGTTTCAACGTATTCAGACAATAACGGCACAACTTTTGTTGAAGGCTCTTCAGACGGAGCTTTAAACGGAACTACTGCGGTTACGGTTGTTGCTGCACCGGCGGCTTCTACTCGTCGTATTATTAAAACTATCTATGTTGAAAATAAAGATACTGCGGCTATAACGATCACCGTAACCTATTTAAATTCTGCAACATCAAGAACTATAGTTAGAGTTACCCTTCAAGTAGGCGACACTTGGACTACCGACGGAACTTTTGACACCTACGGCGCATTAAAACAAACGGTTGGGGTAGTTAATTTAGCGAATGTTACTGGTGTTTTGCCGACTGCAAATGGCGGTACAAATCTAAGTTCATTCACGTCTGGTGGTGCTGTTTACGCGACATCTACAAGTGTTTTAACTACAGGCACATTGCCGATCGCTTCTGGTGGTACAAATGCTACTGCAACCCCAACAGCGGGTGGATCAGCATACGGAACCGGAACGGCATACGCATTTACTTCCGCAGGTACTGCAGGTCAAATACTAACAAGTAACGGAGCAAGTGCTCCGACTTGGAATGGTATTAACGGGGGTACGTTTTAATGATTGAAAAATTAATAGCTAGAGCATTTAAGATAAGAAACGTCGCCCATGTTAAACATTGGAAGACAAATTCTTATGCTCAGCACAAAGCTTTAGGTCATTTTTATGAAGACCTAGTAGAATCTCTTGATAAATACGTTGAAGCCTATCAAGGAACATACGGTTTAATAGGAGATATGCCTGAGGACGTGCCCAATATCGTTAAAGTTTTGAGGGACGAACTGATCTGGTTAAATGAAAATCGTGAAAAAGTTGCCTGTGATATTCCAGCATTAGAGAATATAATAGACGAAATGACCGCGAATTACATGAAAACTTTGTACAAACTTGAAAATTTGAGGTAAAACTATGGCACAAGCAGGATATACCCCGATTCAATTATATCGCACTACGACTGCTGCAGCAGCTCCTTCAGCTGGTAATTTAAATGCCGGAGAGCTAGGCTTCAATATTGCTGACGCAGACATGGCGTTGTACGCTAAAAACAACACCGGCACTGTTAAACGTATTATGAACAATCCTGCCGGTTTAAAATACCCCACGGCAGACGGAACGAATGGCCAGTTTGTAACTACTGACGGAGCTGGTAATTTGTCTTTCGCAACATCTTCTGGCGGTATTACAACAGGTAAAGCCATCGCTATGGCGATGATTTTTGGATTCTAAGGAGTAACACATGGCTAGTCCTAATATTGTTGGCGTAACAGACATTCGCGGGTTTGTCGCATACGTCATACCTTCTTCTGCTGCTACGGCAACCACTTCGTGGACGTATGACGGTACAACCTCTTTAACTGGGTTGACTCCGTCTGCGGGCACAATAGTTAACCGAGTCACGTCTATTACTGCGGCAAATACAACCGCTAGTGCTGCAACTGCAACGATTGCGCTAGGTAACAACGCTACGTTCGCTTCTGCTACTGTGACTACGTATCCTGCTTATCAGATTTCAGTACCAGCAAATTCAACGCTTATTATCATTGATAAGACAAACTCGTTGTACGTCACTAATACAACATCTGTCGCTGCATTCTCTGGAACAGCAAGCGCATTGACTTTTACAGCTACTTTTGAAGCAATTACTGGTACTGCTTAAAAGGAATTGACATGGCAATTCATGGTTATCCTGGGCAGATAATAAGCGCTATACAACCTACAGCATTTAGCTCTGCTATATGGACGCTTACTAACGCTAACAAAGCTTACAATACTGTTGTGCAGATATTTACTGCAACAGCTAATTGGGTGTGTCCCCAAGGTGTAACTTCTGTTGAGTATTTATGTGTAGCTGGTGGCGGTTCTGGAGGTTCTGTCGCCGGAGGTGGCGGCGGTGCAGGTGGGTTTAGAGCAGGTTCAGGTTTAGCGGTTGTCCCAGGAACTTCTTACACAATTACTGTCGGCGGCGGTGGAGCAACTCAAACAAGCACTGGTCCTGGCGCTGCAAACCCAGGAGTTAACTCTTCTATAGGTTCTTTGCTAGTTTCAACTGCTGGGGGTGGGGGTAGTAATAACGGTGGCAATGCTGGTAGCGGCGGTTCTGGCGGTGGTGGTCCTAGAAATGGTGGCGTTGGTGGCACTGGTAATTCTGGAGGCTTTACTCCGTCAGAAGGAAATAGAGGCGGTGTTGGTTCAAATCCAGCAGGTACTGCAGGTGGTGGAGGTGGAGCGGGTGGTGTTGGAGGTGACGGTGCTGGTGGATCCGGTGTTTATGCTGGGGCTGGAGGTGCAGGTTTACTCTCAGCTTTGAGCGGTATTGGCGATTACTATGCTGGCGGTGGTGGTGGCGGGGCTGATCAACCAGGAAATTACGGTGGTGTAGGTGGTAGAGGTGGTGGCGGTAACGGTGCCGCAGCAAATAATTCAGGTAGTGCCGCAGCTGTTAATTCTGGCGGCGGTGGCGGTGGGGGTGGTGGCAATGGAACTCCTTGGGACGGCGGGGCTGGTGGTTCAGGTATAGTAATCCTTAGATATATTCAATCTGGAATTTCTATAGTGTCGTTTAACACCACTACCACTTACAAAATACCTTCTGGTTTTACACAAGCTGATTACCTTGTGGTTGCAGGAGGCGGCGGTGGTGGTTCGCGTCACGGAGGCGGTGGTGGCGGTGGCGGCGTTAGAACAGGAACCGGTCTTTCTGTTTCCGGTACGTACACAATCACAGTAGGTGCTGGCGGTGCTGGAAGCACTAATACAGGCACAGGAAGTAATGGAGTTGTAGGAGGAAATTCTACTTTTTCATCTATTACTTCTACTGGTGGCGGTTATGGTTCAGGAGGTGCTAACGGAGGTCCTGGTGGCAGTGGGGGCGGCTGTGGTCCTGGGTCATCCGGAGGTCCTGGGACTCCTGGCCAAGGAAATGATGGAGGAGCTACAGCCACTGTTGATTACCATGGCTCTGGTGGCGGTGGTGCCAGTACTGCTGGTGGAAGTGTTACCGGACAGTTCGGAGGTGTTGGTGGAGATGGTACTATATCAACTCTTAGCGGGTCTGGCGTATATTATTATGGTTGTGGAGGCGGTGGCGGTGCACTACAAGGTATCGGTGGATCATCAGGACCAGGAGGTGCTGGCGGGTCTGGTAGTATAAACGGCGGTATAGGAGCTGGGGTAGGACAAGGAAACTCTGGTGCAGATAACACCGGAACAGGCGGCGGTGGAGGAAACTCAAGTTTAGGTGCCTACAATGGTGGTTCAGGTTTAGTTGTTCTGAGATTATATTAAGGTGAACGATGAGTAATTACCCAGGACGAATCATCACGAGAAATCCAATAACAATATCTACTACTCAAGCGTCGGGTGTGTGGACATTGCAACAGGCTTTACAATCTATAAAAAGCGGAGTATGGCCAGGAATTGGCTCGACTATTATACAAAGTTTTACTGCTTCTGGTAGCTGGACTGCACCTTCTGGTGTTACGCAGATTGACTACTTAGTTGTAGGTGGCGGCGGTGGAGGTTCTCAAGATATTGCAGGAGGTGGCGGGGGTGGTGGCTTTAGAACAGGTACGGGTTTAACGGTTATTCCTGGCACTACGTATGCTATAACTGTGGGGGCAGGAGGTAGAGGTAGCATTGCTACTGGTAATGGAAATCTAGGAGCAAGCGGGGGTGCTTCAGTATTTAGCAGTATTATTTCTTCTGGCGGTGCTCGTTCTGGAAATTATTTAATGATTCCCGCAGATGGCGCTTCTGGTGGGGGGGCAGGTAGTGTGGCTCCTCGTACTGGTGGTTTAGGTAATGTTCCAAGCGCACCTTCTGCGGGTGGTTACACGGCTCCTGCTGTTGCATACCAAGGGTTTAATGGTGGTAATAGCGATGGTAGCGCTGCTGGCGGAGGCGGTGGCGCTGCCGGTCTTGGTAGCAATAATAGTGGTTTTACAGGGGGCGCTGGCGGTGCTGGTCAGATAACAACTATTTCTGGTTCCCCAGGAACTTATTATGCCGGCGGCGGTGGTGGAGGGGGCGATAGCCGTTACGGTGGTGGAAATAGTGCCGGTGGGGTTGGCGGTGGCGGGGCTGGGGCTGGCTCATCGGCATCTGGAACAAACGGTACTGCCAATACTGGCGGCGGGGGTGGGGGTGGCAGAGAAAATAGTAGTGCAGGAGGCGCTGGCGGCAGTGGTATAGTAATTATTAAATACGTAGCTCCTGTTATTAGCTCTGTTACTTTTAACTTTTCGCAGTCATATACTATACCTGCTGGCGTTGTTAGCGTAGATTATTTACTCGTTGGTGGTGGTGGCGGTGGGTCGGGTGGCGGTGGCGGTGCAGGCGGTTTCCTTTCTGGTACGGCATTTCCCGTCACTGCTGGAAGCACAACAACTGTTGAAGTCGGTGGCGGCGGTAATTATAATTCTCAAGGTACAGGTGACGCCTCTCCTGGGACAGATTCTGTGTTTTACACGTTAAGAGCTTTTGGTGGCGGTGGCGGTGCAGGGGGTTACAGATTCTCTGTGGGTATGAGTGGAGGTTCTGGCGGCGGTGGTAGCATGGGATCTGGCTCAGTAGGTAACGCTCAAGGTGGCGGCGCAGTGGCTGGGCAAGGTAACAACGGCGGCGCAGCAACTGGAAGCAGTAATCCTGGGTGGATATCTGGCGGCGGTGGTGGGGCGGGTGGCGTTGGGGGTTCTGCTTTAAGCTGGAACACGGGTAATGAGTCTCCGTTTGGTCCACTAGGGGGTCCTGGTTTATCTTCAGCAATTACTGGTCAATCTGTGGTGTACGCTGCAGGCGGTCAAGCGTATTATTCAAACACAGTAAGTGCCAACGCTGCTGATAATTCAGGTAACGGTGGTGGCGGTTCTAGAGGTCAAAACTCTATAACTAACGGATGGGTCGGCGGCTCGGGTAGAGTTATTATCAAACTAAATTACAGTTAATTTATGGATACTAAAATTTATCAATTCTACGGTATTGACACAGCTATGGCTTTATTGCGTCCTAACGCTAAGTGGGAGATTAGTAACACCACGTTTACACGTTGGGAAGATCCACGTCCATGTCCTAGCATGGAAGAAGTATTAGAGACGATGGAGAAGATAAAAGCTTTTGAGGACAGTATCAATACGATCTGGACTGAAGAGCAGTTAGAAAAAATGCTTGGGCAGCAGAAAATATATGACAAAGCGGTGAACGGATGAATATAAACAGTTTATTTCCGACAGCTGTTGGCTTTTCTAAGTTAGATCGTGAGTTAACTGGAGAAGAATTAAAATTTATCAAAGAGCAAGCTCGTCATGCTAACGAAGGTAATACTACTAGCGATAACAGAATTATTTTGAAATCTGCTGAGATGACAGAGATTCGTGAGTTTATTGAAGACGCAATGCTTAATTATTTTAAGTCGGTATATGCGCCTAAGTTTGACGTAACTCCTTATATTACTCAGAGCTGGGCTAATTTTACTGATCCTGGTCAGTTTCATCACAGACATGCTCATCCGAATAGTTTTATTTCTGGTGTGTTCTACCCGCAAGCCGATAGAGAAATAGATAAAATTTATTTTTACAAAGACGGTTACGAAAGAATTAAATTTCCTGCTGCTGAGTACAATCAACATAATTCAGAAAGCTGGTGGTATGAGACAGGTACTGGTGATTTGATTATTTTTCCGTCTAACCTGACGCATATGGTGCAGACAAAGCAGGGTGATGAAACACGTATTAGTATTTCATTCAATACGTTTTTAAAAGGTTATATTGGTTCAGACGAAAGTTTGACAGGTTTACATTTAGGAGAAGAGTAATGGCACATTTTGCTGAACTGGATAGCAATAACATCGTATTGCGTGTAATCGTAGTGGACAACAAAGACACCGCAGACGCTAACGGTGTTGAAAAAGAATATATCGGTGCTGCGTTCTGCGAACGCTTACTTGGTGGCACATGGAAACAGACCAGCTACAACGGAAACAAGCGTAAGAACTACGCCGGTGTTGGCTATACTTATCGTTCAGATATAGATGCTTTTATTCCTCCACAGCCATACCCAAGCTGGGCGCTAGATTCTGATGCGCAATGGCAACCGCCAGTGGCTATGCCTACAGATAGTATGTATAAATGGGATGAAACCACAACATCGTGGATCCGCTTACCCTCTTAGCCGCTGCTAATGCCGCTGTTGTTGCGGTAAAGAAGGGATGCCAGTTATACAAAGACATTAAAAGCGCAAGCGGAGATGTTAGTGTAATACTAAAAGATTTACAAGAACAGTATCACAAACTAGTAGACCCAACACCCCAGCAGAAGATGCAGTATAACGCTGAGGTTCAAAGGGTGCAGGAAATTGCCAAGACAGACCCCAACGACGTTTATACAGAAATCGGTAATCAGTTGGGTTTGTTGATGGATGCTTACGATGTGCTGAGTAAAGCATTATTGCAGGAAGAGCTTTCAGGTAAGAAAGTTTATAAAGGTGAAGAAAGTGTAGGTCGTCGTGCTTTGCGTAGAATCCTTATCACAGCTAGACTAGATGCGATGCTGGCTGAAATACGCGAAACAATGGTCTACCAAGCGCCCAAAGAACTAGGTGCGTTGTGGGGTAAGTTTGAGACGATGTGGAAGCGTATTGTAGCCGAGCAAGAAGCAGCACATGTCGAAGAACTTAAGCAGAATCAGGTTGCAAAATGGCGACGGGCAAATATAAGAAAAAAGCTCAAGGAACAACTAACGTCAGTAATCGCGGTGCTGTTCATAATGTTATGGTTCGTATGGGTAATGATACTGATAAGGACGAGCCACACGTACCATGGACTTTACTCGTCACCGTCTTGGTACTGTGTCTTGTGTTAGTGATAGCGTTACCTATTATGGGTATCATGTATATGGACATGAACAACGCTACGATTGCAGCGATGCAGGAAGTAAAGAAAATGCGTGAGTTACGTGCAAAAATACTTTTAGAAATACAGGAAAAGCAGAAATGATTCCTATCATCGATACGTTGTTTGGCACACTTGCTATTGCGCTACCAATTATGTGTGTCATGTATATAGACGAAGTGATAAAGAAGATGCGTGAGTTACGCGCTAAGATAATGTTACAAATGCAGGGGGAACAATGAACTGGTCAGACGCACTTAAAGCAATTGTGCCTATTGTGGTTGCAAGCCTAGCTTGGCTGCTTGGCGAGGTCGGTTCGTTCAATACCCGTCTGACTAAAATTGAAGGCTCTATGCCAGCGTTGATTACTCCACAGGGTGTGCCTACTGACAGCCCTATATCCGCAGAACGTCGGCATGCAATGAAGGAAGAAATATACAAAGATCTGCATGACCTTCAGGTTCGTATTAAGTTGATGGAAGAAAGGGTTAAGAAATGATTCCTATTATCGGTGCGCTGCTTGGCACACTTGCTGAAAGTGGACTAGGTTTATTGTCTAGTGCTATTCAAGCAAAAGGCAAAGAAGTTGTTGAGAACACGCTTGGCATTAAGATTCCAGACAACCCTACTCCTGCGGATGTTGAAAAACTACGTCAGCTCCAATACGACCATGAAGAACGATTACTAG